CAGCCTTGATTATAGGTGTTATGATTACGGAATAGATAGATTACAACCAACTTATGCTGAAAGAATTGCTAAATGTTTAGATAAAGACGCACAACCAACAGATATTGAAATTGGCACAAGATACAGCACGATTTCAGATACTTCACCTATTTATTATAAATGTACTGAAAAGCTAGATACAGGAAGTTTTGTGTTAGAATGTGAAACAGCAGGAACCATAGGAAATGAATACGTAGGCGAGCTTTTACCTATAGAGTATAATAAAAATCTAGGTAGTATTGTTATAAGTACAATTTATAAACCTGCTAGAGATTTAGAAACTGATGATGAACTAAGAGAAAGAACAATTGAATGGTTAAGAAATAAACCTTTCGGCGGTAACGTTCAAGACTACGTTAACTGGTGTACAGAATATGACGGTATTGGTCAAGTTCAAGTTTATCCTACTTGGAACGGCGGTGGTACTGTTAAATTATCTATTATAGACCCATCAAATAATACTTGCTCTCCAGAATTTATTGAGCAAGTAAAAGACTATTTCGACCCAGAGCCTTATGCAACAGGATTGGGACAAGCTCCAATAGGTCATAATGTAACAGTAGTAACGGCAACAGAAAAAGAAATAAATATTTCCGCTGATGTAATGTTAGATGAAACGTATAAGCAAGGACAAATTAAAGAGCCATGTAAACAAGCTATTCAAGGCTATATTGATGAACTACGTTCGGAATGGGGAAAAAGTGACAGATTAAATAAATACTCTTTAACTGTTGCAATATTTAAAATAATAGTAGCTTTAAATACAGTTAGTGGGATAATCAACGTTACAAATGTAACAATAAATGGAGAAAGTAAAGATTTAGAACTTACGGAAGATAAACTTAAACAAGAATTACCAAAATTAGGCGAGGTTACAATAAATGCTACATGACCTTAAAAGATATGTTCCTATTGTTTATAATGGAATACAAGAAATGGATAATATTATAAACACAGAGCAACAAGAAATAGATACTTTGTATGGTGAAATGAAACTTGCTTATAATAGGCAAACTGTAATAAATGCTGATGAAAAAGGAATATCTTTATATGAAGCAATACTTAATATAAATTCTGATAGTTCAGCAGAAAGCCTAGAATTTAGAAAGCAAAAAGTTATATTTCAATTAACAACTGCACCTCCATTCAGTTTTAATTTTTTACTGCAACAGCTAGATAAAATAGCAGGTAGAGAAAATTATAAAGCGTGGATAGATTTTAACAATTATACTTTATACATTCAATCTGAAACAAGCAATAAATTATGGTTTAACGAATTAACTTTACTTCTTGCTAGAATTAAGCCTGCTAATATTTTATATATTTATATTGGATATAAAAAAACAGAAATAGGAGTAAAAAGCGAAACTTCTTATAAAATATCTGAATGGAAATATAAATTAAATGGTACATGGCTATTAGGTCAATATCCTTTTTACGTGGACGGTGAAGAAACAAAAATGGGTACAAACAGTGTAAAAGATTTTACATTAAATAAAGTAGCCGAATATGTAAAATCTATAATAGATAATGTATATATAAACGACAGCGAGGTATGTTCTAAAGAACAGTTTTCTTTATTTGATGTATCAGATAATTTAATACAAATAGAATTTATATATCCTTTATTAGCAAAAACAGCAACTAAAGAAATAACTAATCTAAAAATAAGAGACGCTTCAAATAATGTTTTGATTGAAAAACAATTATATATTGCCGCAGATGAAAGCGTAACAGTACATCTGGATATAAATACATTGGAGGTATTAAGTTAATGGCAGAAGTTATACCACAGATAAATATAGATGGTACAAAAATAAAAAACACATGGACAGAAAAAGAGTATGTTACAGATAAAGTATATAATGCTTTAAACAAAGCGGTTATAGATTTAAAAAACAATAACAATTTACTAGACTCAAACTCAATTCTGTTTAGAGAAAAATATAACTCATCTTCTAAAAACTTAAATAACGCTATTCATCAAGGTGTATATTCTTTCACAAGTTCGGCTATTAACGCTCCTAGCGGTGTTAATGGTGGTAATTTATTAGTAACAAATACATCTAAAACAAATCAAGGCTCAAGCATTATCACTCAAATTGCATTTTGCCACAATGGAGCTATATATATAAGAACAAAAAATACTACAGAAAATTTCACTAACTGGATTTTAGTAAGCGGTAATACTGGCGGAATTAAAAGTATTAAAGGCTCTAATGATACACTAACTATAACTAAAGGCGATAACAGCACACAAGATATAAATATAAATAATGTAAAAATTTCAGAAAAAGCGACTCAAGATAGCCAAGGACAAACAATTAACACAACATATGTAAAAGGTGTATCAGCTAGTAATGCTACTTTAACTATAACAAAAGGAAATGGTTCTACTAGCACTATAACAGTTAATAATGTGAATAATGCTATAAATGCAAATAACTCTACTTCTACAGCGGTATTTAATCTTAGTTATGTAGGCACAAGAGGTGCTAGTGGATTATCCTTTTCCATGGAAGATAGTAGTAATATTATGGAGTTATTAAGAATATCTTCAAGCCAAGAAAATAAAGCTGTATTAAGAATTAGGAGTATAGGAGATTATATTCAATTTTTAAATTGTAATAACGCAACACAACAAAACAAATTGATATGTAATTTCCCTACTTCACCAACAGCGCCAACACCAAGCACCAGTGATAATAGTACAAAAATAGCAACAACAGCTTTTGTTAAATCTTTATTTACAGCAAGTAAAGCAACTAATGGATGGCATAAAGAAGCAAGCACTGGGTTTATATGGCAATGGGGGCAAGAAGCAAATTATCATGATATTATGGATAGAGATTACAATAGTAGTGGCTCTTTAAATTTTCCTATATCTTTTCCGAATAAATGTTTAGCAGTAATGCCTTACTTGATAGGAAGTAAAACTTTTTGCTGTGTTAGTGTTTCTAGCTTCACTAATGAAACAATTACTGTACATTGGGATGAGTGGGCATCTAACGTACAAAGTGTAAAGTTTGGATATATAGCAGTAGGTTATTAGGGGTGATTAAATGGATAAAGATTATTTAATACAATTCAATACAGATGGAAAACGTTTAAACACATACGCAAATGGAGTACATTATCAAATTATCGAACCTCAACCAATAATAGAAACAAAAATAGATAAAGAAACAGGCGAAGCAATAGAAGAAGTAATAGGTTATACAGATGAGGAAATATTAAACCTTGTAGACAGCTTCGATTATCAAACTGTTATAGATAATGGCGGTGTGTGGTTTGGTCAAGATGATTATAATAAACTAATTGGCAATGCAAACAAAGAATACATCTATAAAAATGGTCAAATTGTAGAAAAACCACCAGAACCAATTGATATTGAAGCACTTAAAACAGCTAAGATTGCGGAAATGAAAGCCGAACGAGATAATAGAGAAGTGCAAGATATTGAATACAATGGTAAGATGTTCGACTATGACGATAAATCAAGGGAACGATTAACACTATCACGACAAGCCCTAGAAGATAACAAAACAGAAAGCATTTTATGGACTTGTGCCGATAATACTTTTGCTACTCTAACACTAGAAGATTTCAAGGCAATTAATACATTATCTGCAACACGTTCAACCCAGCTGCACGAGCAATACAATAAATTAAAACTATTAATTAACTCTTTAGAAACAGAGGAACAAATAAAAGAAGTAACATTTGATACAGATACATCAACAATCACATTAAATACAGGTAATTAAAATGGACATAAATATTTTATCCACAATTCTTGGTGTTATTATTTCTATTGCCACACTAACTACTGTAATAGTAACAATAGTAAAAAAAGCTATAATAAAACCAATGATAGAACCTCTTATTTGTAATATAGAAAAGCAGGCGATATTATTTGATACATTAATAAAAAAAATGGCAGAAATAGAACAAGAACAACAATTAATGATGAAAAGACAGCAAGACAACGAAATAAAACTTGCACGTATTGACGAACGAATGAAACATATGTTATAATATAACGAGGTGTATAAATGAATATAAATATATTTCATGTATACTTAGTTCTAGCTATAGGTTTAATCATTCTTGATGGTATAGCTCTTTGGCAAGGACAGACAGACGGCTTCATGCTTATTACTGGTGGTTTATTAGGTGCTTTAAAAGTAGAAATGCCTAATTCCGCTAAAGGAGGAAAAAGCGACGTTAAACAATAGTTTAGTTTTAAAATATGAAGCAGGTGGCAATCCTGCAACAGTTAGCACAGGCGGTGGGGACTTAGGCGGTATTAGCTACGGTTCTTATCAGTTCAGTTCCGAAAGTGGTATCGTTGAAGATTTTGTTAATTGGTTATGTAATTATAAAGAAGATTGCTACGCTAATTATGGGCGAGTTCTAAAAAATGCTTATCCTGTAAACTCAACTAAATTCATTAACGAATGGAAATCTATCGGAACTATTGACAGACAAGGTTTTCAAAAACTTCAAGATGAATACGCAGGCGATATGTATTATAATGCTGGCTATTGGGCTTTAAAAAATCATGATTATGATATGGAAAAACACAGTGAAGCAATGAAATCTGTTTTATTTAGTCGCTCAATTCAATATGGTGCTGGCAATATGTACGAACTTTACACGGAAGCAGTAAGGTTAATGGGATATCCTAATTTAAGTTATGTAGACCATAAAGCGTTTGATAAGCGAATGATTGAATGTATTTATGATTTCTTAATTCAAGAGTGTGATAACGCATATCAATTATCTAATGGTAATTACCATAGTCCTAAGGATTGGTGCAATGGCAGTTATACAGTCGTAAAAGTTGGCTTGCGAAATCGTTTCATCAATGAAAAGCAAGACGCATTAAATTTATTATCTTCGGAGGAAAAATAATGGTTGATTGTTTTAGTCCTGATATCAAAAAAGATTTTTATGTTAGTGTAAAAGCTATTCATGCCGTAGAATGTGAAGCATGGAAAGATTTTAAAGGTCATCAAAAAGGTGATAGCGGTTATAAAATTTATTATCCAGATGGATATATTAGTTGGTGTCCTAAAGAAGTTTTTGAAAAACAATATCTAAAACTTGAAAGCGAAGAAGAAGTAAAAGATAATGATGTTCGCAACTATATTTATAGAAGCGGAATTGAAAAAGATGTTGATTTTTCTTATATTAAATTTTTATTAAAAGATATTTTAAAATGGGCAAAAGAAGGATTAAAAAGATAAATGGATAAACTTATTTTATATTCTAAAGAACCAATTTCAGACGCTGACAAAAATAAAATTAAACAAATTTTTGAGCAGTCCAACAATCCGCATGAAAGCCTAATTTCATCTATTGAACGTTATTCATTTATGCAAGGATATCAATTATTTTTTGACGGATTAGAAGCAAGAGAACGCTCTCAAGCTCCTTGCGAAGATTATGTCTACTTTAACGCAAATGATAACTAATATCACAAATTTTATCAAAACGCACAAAAAGGCAGTCGTTATATCGGCTGTCTTAGCGTTTATTTTAATAGTCTTAATGTATTTGTATCTACAAGATAAAAAAACTGTCAGCGAGCCTGTAAACGCTGTTAAAATCGAAAGTACTAATATTAAAGACAATGATACACTACAAAAAGACTTAGACATAAATCAAGATGAAGCAAGTCAAATAATTGACAAAATAGATGAAATTGAGCAAGGTAAAATTGAACCTGTAGCAACTACAACAATAAAATCTGAAAATTTAGAAAGTGCAACTAATGAAGTTGTGGATAAAATTAATAATCAAGACACATCTTTACCAAAAGAAGCACTAGAAAAAACAGATAAAACTATTGTTACAGATAACCCCAATCAAGATTATGATATTGGAGTTTATAAAATAGACTTAGAAAAAGATTATAAGCTTAAAGTTGGGCAAACAATTTATAAAAATGAAATAAATTGGGCTGTTGGATATGAGCATAAAAAATTAGAAGTAATAATACATGGTCAAGACAAAGTAAATGGTGTTACTGCTATGTATACTGTTAAGGAGTGGTAAAAATGGAAAACCAAAACGAAATGAAAGAAACGTTAGAAAAATTAGGCACTGTTATAGCTATGGGTATAAATCTATATAAAAAAATAATAATGGGGCTTATGGTTATTATTGTTACTCTTATTCTTACTATTGGCGGAGTTGTTGGCGGTTTTGTGTACTATTTATCACAGTATGACGTTGTTACTACAAACGTCGGGAGCATGGGTGATGATAATAATGTAGTACGTGGAGACCAAAATAATATGAACGCTGAAACAATTAACAATGGTAAATAATAATGCCTAGATATCGTTCAGATGGTAGTGCTACTTTCGTAGAGAAAAGGCGAAAAGATGGCAAGGCTCGTGGTGTAATGTACCGCAAGCCTACCAACAACACATACTCTACAGATTTATCTTTGCAACGTGTTCAAATGGCAGATTTACAAATGGAACAAGATAAAAACAACAGCCTAGATTTAAAGTAGGTGTTAATCATACTAGAACATAGAAAGCAAGCAAAAGAATATATAGAAAACACAAACAAAACTAATCTAATATACGTCATAGAAGAATTGAATTTAGACGAGGATAAGAGAGAAGTACTAGACTTAAAATTTATAAAAGGTTTAAAGAATTATCAAGTTGCTATGGAAACTAACCGCTCACTAGAGAACGTTAATAATATAGTTGGCAGGGCTTATGATAAAGTCTTTAGATTAATAAAGAAAGGTATATTTAAATGATATATAGAGCAAAAGGAAAAGACGATAAATTTAAATACGGATATAAACTAATAGTGCCTAAAAAACCATTCACTAGTCCTCCTGTGGGCAGTGAACCACAAGAGCCTACACTCATTAATTATATCATGCCTTCTGATACAGAAGAATATCGAGATGTAGAAGATTATTCAACGTTGGCGGTAGAAGTAGTCGAACCATTCCAGATGAATATAGGAACAGCAGGCAAAAACAGTGTTGAGCTTTACGAAGGCGATATCATAACAGCAACAATTTATCCGTTCGAAAATTTTAACGGCTTGATTGTATGGAATGACAGCAAGAAAAGCTATATGTGTGAATATCGTAAAAAGCCAACATATATGGGCAAATCAATTTTTAACGGTATGCAAATACAACTAGAGTATCTAGCAAATGCTAATATAGATGTTATAGGAAATAATATTGACAATACTGATTTATTATGATATTATATAAGTGTAGATTTCATATAATACCTTCCTGTACTGGCGGTCAGATTAATTTCTGACTGCTATTTTTTATAAAAAGTGTTGACAATATATAAATTATATGTTATACTATATTCATAGTTATAGATTACTATTATTGCCATAATAAAATATCCTACCATTAAGGCAGTCTGAAAAGGCTGTCTTTTTTAATAATATACTACTAATATTTTTATTATAATAATTAGAAAAACTATTGACAATAACTAAACATTATGCTACAATATAATTATTCTAAGCTTTAAATTTCTTTTTCATAACATTCCTTTCTTAAATTATTTTTAGCGGTTGGCTTCGGCTGACCGCTTTTTAATTTGTTTTATAGGTGTCGCCAATTTTGGATACACCCTATAAATATATATTGATTAATGTTTAATTATATGGTATAATAATATATAAAAATTTTAATAAGAGAGGTTTACAAAATGGATAAACAAATAAAAAGTTTAGAGAAAGATTTAAAATTGGTTGATGTAGTTAATAATGAAATCGTGGTATCAAGCAGACAAGTTGCTGAACACTTTGGAAAAGAACACCGTCATGTGCTTGATAGTATTCGTGATATTTTGGCTGCCGAAATTTCGGCTGCGAAATTTTACCATGAAACCACATTTGAAAATCGTGGTAAACAGTATCCAATGTATCTAATGGATAGGGACGGATTTTCACTCTTGGTAATGGGATTTAGTGGCAAAGAAGCTTTAAAGTGGAAAATAAAATATATTGAAGCTTTTAACTCTATGGAACAGCGACTTAAATTAATCGAACAGCAAGAAATAGGACGTTTAATCGAGCGTATGAAAGGGAAAGAAGTTCGTAGAACATTAACAGACGCAATTAAGGAAAATGTTCCCGAAACTCCACATAAAAGATTTATGTATAAGAACTTTACAGATTTAGCCTACAAGACAGTTTTTGGAATGAACACAAAACAAATGAGATATGATAGAGGTTTAGAAAAAGGCGATAGCTTAAGAGACTGTTTTAATGAGCAAGAATTAAAACAAGTTAAAGGAGCTGAAAGCGTAATAAAAGGCTTCTTAGACATGGGATATTCTTACAGTGATGTAAAAGACATATTGGCAAAGAAATATATAAGTTAATAAAAATAAGGGTGCTAGTTTAATTACTAGTACCCTTTTAGTTTGCAATAAATTACATAGCATATAAAGAATGGTGCTTAATATTTAAATCTTTTGTAGCTTCTTTTCTGAATAAATCATAATCCATTTCTACATAATTTAATATCAGCTCTCTTTTGTCATAAAATATAAACTTTGTCATGTTGTCTTTCTTTCTGTACAATCCTAATATTTTGTACGACTCGTTTTCTTCTTTATTTATAAATTCGTATCCACTTTTATAATCCTCTTCTAACATTTCATCTAATAAACTCATTTTATACACTCCTATTTATATTTATACTCTAATTTTAACTGCTTACAGATGTCATAAGCCTTGTAAAGCTCATCTAAAGAAAGCCAGCTAAAGTGGCAATCTTCTATACTTATGCCTAATCTATCTGCAAGTTTTTGATACAATTCTTTTCTTAAATTTCTGTTACCTCCTCGTCTTTTCCATATTTTATCAAACACTTCATGACATCTTTTTCTCATTTCCCTAGTTGGTTTGTCTGCAAGTACACCCAAAGCGCGTCTAAAATTATTCTTGTGTGTGCTTACACTAGCATGACATTTAGTACACACATAACAATAACCACTTCCATATCTATTACCATTTAATTTTTGTGTAGTAGTTAACATTACATAACCACCACAAATGGGGCATTTTTTAGGATAATAATTAATTGTCATATTTTTTCACTCCTTAAACCATTATATTGCATATCATATCTTTATTTATCATTCTATCTATTAATAAATCTAATTTTTCAAATGAATTAATATAGAATACCTTGTTGTTATCTTGAACGACTGTCATTAAATCATTTTCTACGTTTATTTTAAGGTTACCTATTTTCTTGCGGTAGCCTTTTTTAGTTCGTTTAAAACCTAATTCTTCAAGTTGTTCGGTTTTCTGAACTATATATTTTTTATTCAACGTTAGAACCCTCCAATAAATAGATATAATAATCATTGTACTTATAATAATTGAATTTCATATCTATTGTTGATATACCTTCACTATCTAAAACTACATTTATATATTTACTTGATTTATAAACGTAGCCTATATAAAAGCCACATTCTTTAGCTATATTTTCAATTCTGTTAAGAAATTCAATATAGCTGTAAGCTTTATATATTTTACCTTTTGTGAAGTTTTCTATTATAACACTGTTCATTTTTTCACCTCATTAAGTTGTTTCAATACATCATAGAAGCTTTTCTCTGCTTCTTTATTGTTATTATACCAAAATCCATTATGTTCACCATCTTTGTAATATATGTGAACACTGTTATCTTCAAGTCTTATTTCTTTTATTTGCTCCTTTCTCATTGCTATTTTCATATCGTTTCTACCTAATACACAAAACATCATTTCACCTCTAATTCAGTATTTCTCATTAACTCAATCTGTTTATCTTTAAAATATTTGATTGAGTGTTCCAATAAAGCATAAACCAACAAACCTTTTGACACTTTGCATTTATCAGCAGTATCTTTAAGCCATTTATTCATAGTTTCATTTGTTCTAAACGAAACTACAATATCTTTTGCTTCTATCATTTTTTCGCCCCCAATTCATTACAAAGGTATTCAAGCAATTCGCTTACATTTTCTTTACATGATGTTATTGATGTGTATTCGTTGTTGTTTTTAAAATATATTTCAATCTTTTCATCTTCTTTGTAAATATGACTTATATCATCAGAATTTAAAATAACCACAGTATCTTTTGTATCTATTCTAATAAACACTATTCCACCTCGTTTAATTTATTTAATATTTCACAAAAAATTCTTTCTGCTTCTTTTCCAGATATAGCAGTATATTCTGTATTGGAATTGTTGTCAAATAAAACTACAACTTTTTTATCATCTAATGAAACTCTTGTAACCTTTTCCTTGCAAAAAGCAGTTATTGAATTTTTGCCTTCTTTATTAATACCTTCTAACTTAATAAACATTATATCACCTATCCTTCTTTCATTTTAACACCTCTATTAAATCATTAAAATCTTTTTGTGCTTCTTCTTTAGAGCTGTAATCAAGTCTTATTTGCTCTTTATTTTTAAAGCATATCAAAATCATTAATTTTTCAAGAAATACAAACTCAATATTTTTATTATAAAATGCAATTTTACCATTTTTACCATTAAATACATTAATCTTTTTACTGTTAAACAAATTAATCATTTTAAAACCTCTCATTTATATTTTGGTTGCTACCCAATAACAAGCTATAATTTTCTATTCAGCAGTTTAATCAAACCCACTGCCAAGCGTTCGTTTTAACTATAATCTTATTATAACACATTATTTACATTTTGTAAACTATTTTCTACATATTATTTGTAATTTATTTGTACACTTCAATACTTAATATACCTGCTATAATATAGGTATCGAAAGGCGGTAAGGCAAAATGATTAATTCTAACAATAACCCTTATTCTTTACCTTCACAATACATTATAGAAAATGACGATATACTTAATATAGACTTTTACGGAAACAAAAATAAAGTTGGTGTTACTACAAAAAAATATGAAGAACTTAGCAACATTTGCGATAAATATTATAATAAATTAGTTGAACTAGGTGCAATAACACCACCTAAAACGCAAGAACAGATTATACAAGAACAAACACAGTTAATGCACGAAATGATTAATCAAATGGCACAAATGAAGCAAGAAATAGAGGTATTAAAAAATGCTAAATCCACAAATGTTATCACAGATAATGGGGCTAAATCCACAACAAGCGAGCAAACTCCAACAAGTGTGGGGACAAGCAAGCCAAATGGCACAAAACGTTAATACACAACAAGACGCTATAAACGTTTTACAAAATGCAGGTATAAATTCAGACGCACTAGGTAAAATTAGAGGATTGCTCACAAATCCTATGGCTAGAATTGTAGCAGGTGCGTTAGGTTTAAATTTAAATAATATAGCTGTTGGTATAGATACTTTAGCAGGCAGTAATAAAAATACTAATGCTATTTCATATGCTAACGCTAACAATGCAAATAACTTTGATAAATTTAAACAAGGTTTATCACAGTTAAAATAAATATAGGAGGTTTTCACAAATGGGTGAAAATGCAACAAACACAGGAATGACTGGTTGGGGATTAATTATATTCCTTATCCTATTATTCTGGATGTTCACTGGTAATGGTTTTGGCGGTTTCTTCGGTAATCGCAATTGCGGTTGTCATGGTGTTTCTAGTTGTGAAATCGAAAAACAAGAAATTATTGACTCTGCACGTACTCAATACCTTGTTGAACAAACTGCACGACAAACACAGGACATGACAAACGCTGGTTTAGCTGTTATTGGTAATAAAATCGACTTCTACGAATACCAAAACTTACGCGACCAGTTAGCAGAAGCTAAAAACAAAAACTTAGCTTTAGAAAATCGTATCTATAGTGATAATAAATTTAACGCTATTGAACGTCAAAATGAAGGTATGTACACAAGTCTTAAACAGGAAATCGCTTCCTTAGGTTGCGAACTTCCTAAACGTCCTGCATACTATGCACAGGGCTATTTAAACTGTGGATACCCAATTCCTCCTGCTTCCGCATACACAACTTCTACATCTTGCGGTTGCTAAACGCTCCGTCAATAGACGTGATTTTATAGGCGGTGTAAAAACCGCCTTTTTTATTTACAAGAAAGAGGTTTTATAAAATGAGTTGTATTAATAATTGTCAAGTATGTTCCAACTTAGTAGCTTCCACAGGTGTTGCTGTCAGTGGTTCTACGCTTCAAATTACTATTCCAACAATGAGTATTAATGATAGCCAAAAAATCTGCTTATTAGTTGCTCAAACAATTCCTAGTGGCGCAGGTGTTCTACCAGTAGAAATTATTAATGGTTCTAACACTATAACATTACTAAACAAATGTTGCAAGCCTGTTTATGCAGACCAAATTAGAAGCAGACGTATTTATGTATTATGTGCTAATACTGCTACACCTTCCGCAACTGTTAAATCTAATAACCTTTGCCCAACTGCTTTCGTGGCTCCACAATTAACAGGAACAGCAACAGCATAACGAGGTATTAAACTATGAATAATAACGCTACAAGTTTTATCTTAGGTATTGTGGCAGGTTATTTAGTATTTACGGAAACAGGTAAAAAGATAGTAAGTAATGTAGCTAATACTGCTGTATCTAGTGCAATGCCTATTTCTACAAATGTGGTAAATGCTTTAACTAGTGCAGTAAATGGTGTTGCTACTCCTGCACCAACTAAGGAGGAAACTAAGAAATGATAAGTACTAATGGTTGGACAGATGAACTATTATTCAAGACTGTGCTTAATCACCAAATGAAAGGTATCATCTTTCACAATGACATGATGGCACTATATGAATTTTGTTCACTGCATAAGTATTCCCATAAACACAAAGTAAGAACAAAAGAGGAAATGGGAAACTTCATAAAAACACAACGCTATTACATCAATAACTATGGTAAAATGCCAAAAATTGACGGCAGTTCCAACACTTCTGTAATACCTTCCCAGGCTTATTCAGCTAACACAAAAGAAATAACCTATGATTATAGATGTAAAATGCTAAAAGAAAGCTTAAATAAATGGCTAGAATGGGAAAAAGAAACAATGGAATTATATCTTGCTTGCTGTAGTTATGCTTTAACTAAACAGAAAAAAGATTATGTTTTATGGAAAAAGTTACTCAAAGAAACTTCCGAAGAACACGATTGTATCTTAGAAGAAATTAGAAAATTACAAATGATTAGTTATGATGTAAAAGCATTATAAAAATTAAGGGCTGGCACTAATTAAAGTGTCAACCCTTTTTTATTACTTCTTATTTTAGAATGATTTTAAAATTTCTCCGACTCTCTTATGAGCTTCAGCAAAGACGCAAAAGCACCTACTATCATTTTATCTTTCTGTTTTTCACTTAATACTAATGTGCAATACTTAGTTTTGTGCTGTCTAGGCATTTTGGCTATCGTCAAATCTTTTCTATCGTAATCTTTACTACTAAAACCAACTACACCCCAATTATTATAATCATCATAATAAACAGTAGAAATTATAGGCTCTTTATCTTTTGATTTAATCTTAACTGTATCACCTACTAAAAGCCTTTCGCCGAAATCATCTTTCCATTCTGTTTTTTCTCCTATTAATCCCACTTTACAAAAAACATCATGTGGTAAAAGTACACTACCGCATACATAAGGTTTAAAAGGTATATATTCTCTATACATTTTGTTTTTTCCTTTCTTCTCTTATTCTCTTTTCTTCTTCAAAGAATGTTTTTAATGTATCAGAAATTATTTTCAAAGACTCAAAGCGTTGCTCTCTTGTATATTTTTCCCCGTCAGGAGCAATAATAAAAGCTGTCGAAACAAAAACAAGAAACAAAGAAATAAATACGCAAGAAAAAAATACAAAAATTTTAGCAATGATACGCAATATAAAATTAATTATTTTACTCATCTAAAAACCTCATTAAAACGGAATTTCTTCATTTTGCTCTGTACCAAACGTATTATATCTCTGTGTTACTTGTTGCATTGGTGTTTGCTGTTCATTTTGTTTTTTACTTTCTAAAAACTCAACATTAGAAGCTATAATTTCTGTAACAGTTCTTTTACTTCCGCTATTATCTTCATAACTTCTAGTAGTCAACTGCCCTTCAATCAAAACCTTACTTCCTTTAGTTAAATAGTTTCCGCAAAGTTCAGCAGTTTTGTTCCACGCAACTATATTAAAGAAATAAACATCTTCTTTTTTAAATCCGTTAACTGCCATACTAAACAACGCAACGCATTTTCCGTTTTGCGTATATTTAACATCAACATCTTTCGTCAATCTACCTGTTAAGATTACTTTATTCATTATTTACATCTTCCTTTCTTTTCTCATTAATATACATATCATAAGCCATATCATCAGCTTGTTTTGCTGTTTTACACATAGCAAATATAATAAAATAAGCTATGCAAAACATAAAAGCAATATAAAAGCAATAACAGCTACTAACATATTATCACCCCACCATTAACAAACCTGCACCAATAACTACAAAACATCCACATAACTTGCTACAAAATAATAGCAAATCTTTTTCGTTTTCTAACTGTTCCTGCTCATATCTTGTTGGCATTCTTCTAATAATATCTTTATTCATTTTAACACCTCCTTAATTATAATCTTCTATTTCACATTCTTTTATTATACCACATTCTATAAGTTTTAGCAATATACTAGGCAAATAATAACATGTATAAGTTTTAGTATAACAAATCAAATCTTGATAAATATATACATCTGGACTCAATTCAAGAAATTCTAATATATATTTATCTTCTTGTTTTCTTATTGCTATATAGGTATTAGTGTCATATTCATAAGCTATAGCACTAAAAGCTTTTTCTCCAACTTCATTATATAAAGTTATATTCTTAAATCCAAAATCATCTATCAATCTATTAATATATTTTTCATCTATCATTAAGGCTTTCATTTAATCTTTCCTCCTCCAACTTTTCAATAAGTCTAAATAGTAAAGCCATTGTCTGAAAGGCTTCGTTCTCAATTTTATAAACTCCGCCTAACTCTGGCTTAGTTATATATTTACTAGGTAAGCACGTTTCATTTAAAGCTTGAGCTGTTTCACCTAGTTCCTCTAAAGCAAGCCCTAAGAATTGATGTGGGGTGAGTTCTTTTTCCTTACCCCATTGTCTTTCTTGTCTTTCAACTTCAACAAGTATTCTATTTAATATAGCTTTCCTGTTTCCTTCTCTTGTAATATATATCATGTTATCACCATCTATTTTTAAAATAATTGTTTTTCTTCTTTCCTTTGTTAAATGCCTTGTCTATGTCTTGCTTGTCAACAAATTTTGGACACCATCTATCACGTTGATAAATACAAACATTATTATTTTCAAGAAGAAGCTCAAGCTCTAAATCACCCATTGATGTATATTCTTTTGCTTCTTTCCAACTTAAATATCTTTTTTCCATTTTCATTTCTCCTTCACTAAATCCATGTATTCGTCTACATCTTCACCATAGAACAGTAATAGATGTTCTATATTATCGTATCTGAATACTAGATTATCAATATATATCATATCTACTGTTTTATTGAAATAGTCAATAAAATCCGTCAAGAACCTGCTGATATTTGATATTGGTATTTCAATAAACATAATTTTATTTTTTCTAGTTATCTTATACTTAGATAACTTTTTATATATTTCTTTATTCATTTAATATACCTCGTAGAAGTCTACATCTGGATATTTCTTCAAAAACATCTTTTTCTTTATTCTGTAAACCTCATCTTGAAATTTTTTGCTTGACTTTACGTCAATAACTATTTCCTTACCACTTTTAAACACCACTTTAAAATCAGCAGTATAAGTAGTATCTCTTAGTTTTCCACATATTTGATTATGTTCAAAACCGCTTGATTTAGCTTCTAAAGGATTTTCTTTTGCTTCATGTCTAAACCCTTCAATTAATAAAAAACGTGGCTGTAATTCTATTTCTTTTATATCGCCAGCATTTTTTAATGCTAAAAGATATTTATAGTATTTACATTCCTTTTTGCTGTCAAATTTAATTCCATTGAATATAACTTTTTTACTTCTTACTTTTGTCAATTATTTTCCTCCTAAACAATAAGCATACTAGTTCTCCCAACTATTCTAGGTTCATTTGCGTCCATTCCTTTTCTTCCTAGATAAGAAGCCATAAATTTAATCTTATTCATATCAGGATACCATTTCTTGACTTCCCCATAAGATAACCCTGTTTCTTTGGATATCTTATTTATTTCATTTAAAAGTTCGTTTCCATTTATTTTTTCAATCTTAACTTTTCTTCTTTCTTTCTTCTTTTCCTTTCTCTTTCTTTTCTGTATCTTTCAACAGCCCTATCTTTATTTTTTTCATTCTTCTTTCATTAGCTTCTATTTTACATTTGTCAGAGCAATAATGAAGATAATGTCTATTAGGTTCAAATAATTTTCCACAGATACCGCATACCTCTATTCTAGGTATTTTGTTTCTTTTGTTAGCGTTTTTAACTCTGCATTCTTCCGAGCAAAATTTCTGGAATGGTCTATTTTTAATAAAAACCTTTCCACATTCTTGGCAAGTTTCTTTTTCTTTTGGTCTACTGTCTATTTCTTTAGCTCGTTTTTCTCTTTTTAGTTCTACTATGTTTTTTACTTTTTCTTTATAGTTTGTGTATACAATATTTCTGCATTCATCACTACAATATTTCACGCAACTATTATTAGTGATAAACTCTTTACCACATATTGCACATTTCTTTACAATTTCTTTAGCTCTTTTTTGCTTTAACTGGTGGTTTCTTTGTACACATTTATTACTACAAAAAACTTTATCTGCTCTGTGTGCTATAAATTTTTCTCCACACATTAGGCAAACACGCTCAAATGAATTTGCATTATTTCTTTTTATCCAGCTTCCTTCATATCTACATTCAGGACTGCAATATTTAGCGTACCCTGTACCGTCAAATTCTTTACCGCAAAATTCACATTTTTTAATCATGCTTTTTTCTCCTTTCTAGCTAGACTAATTCTTTTATATCTAGCCTTCATTCTGCACTCATAGCCACAGTATAGAGTGCTTTTCTTATGTGCAATAACTTCTTTACCACATATTGCACATCTTATTTTAAACTCTACTTTTGGCTTTTTATTAGCCGATTTTGAACATTCATTACTACAATATTTATTTAATGGCACTGTTGGCTTAAACATCTTTCCACAGTACGCACATGGCTTTTCCTTTAAATCCATACTACACCTTCTTTCTTTATCTGATACATATATTATAACATAACATTCAAATAAATGCAATAAAAAAAAGACCTAGAATTTTAATCTAGGTCAATAATTTTATCTATTTTTTTCTAAATCAGCGAAAGCACAGAACTCTTTCTTATAAAAGAGTTTTACTGTTCCTGTAGCTCCCTTTCTGTGCTTAGATATAATAACCTCTGCAATGTTTTTATCTTGAGTATTTTCATTATAGTATTCATCACGATATAAAAACATAACCAAATCCGCGTCTTGTTCTATTGCACCACTTTCGCGGATATCGCTCATTATTGGTCGTTTATCTTGTCTAGCTTCTAACCCTCTACTAAGTTGGGATAAAGCTATAATTGGTATATCAAGTTCACGAGCCAATAATTTCAACTGTCTTGATATTTCAGACACTTCTTGCTGTTTATTTTCGGTGCGTCTATCACCTGCCATAAGTTGCAAGTAATCTATTACTATCAATTCTATTCCTTTTTCTCTTTTGAGCCTTCTTGCTCGTCTTTTCAATATTTGTGGTGTTAGGTAAGGCTCATCATTTACATACAAAGGAGCATTTGAAAGAATAGAAAATTTTTGTGTAAGTTTTTCCCATTCTTTATCAGTCAAATTACCTTCTCTTATCTTTTGTAAATCTACACAAGCCAAAGCACCTAATAACCTTTCGTCAAGCTGTTGCTTGCTCATTTCAAGAGAAAAAATCGCTACAGGTTTATTAAATTTAGCTGAAATTTTAGTTGCTAAATTTAAAGCAAATGCAGTTTTACCCATTGCTGGTCTTCCACCTATGATAATGAAATCAGACTTTTGAAATCCTCCTAGTATTTTATTTAGGTCTTTATATCCTGTATCTATACCAAGACATTTGCCTTCCTCTCTATTATTATATCTTTCTTCTAGTGCCTTGAATGTATCCAACATTCTATCTATAGGTTCTTGAATAGAGTCATCACCGCTTGAGTCTTTCGATATGTCAATCATTATTTTTTCAGCTTCCGCAAGCGTCTGGTTTATGTCTTTGCTTTCTGTGGCAAGACTTGTAATCATATTACCTGCATTAAAAAGCTTTCTTTGAATAGATTTTTCTTTTACTATCTTAGCATAATTGATACAATTTTTAGCAGACGGAACATAATTACATAAATTGGTTATATAAGCTATTCCTCCTACTTTTTCAAGTTTATTATTTTTTTGCAATTGTTCTATTAAGGTAACACTATCTATATTAATGTTTTTCTTATATAGTTCAATCATTGAATTATATATGTCTTTGTGTGCAGTTCTGTAAAAATCGTCCGCACTTATAACGCTTGTTATTTCGTCCATAACTTCTAAGCTAGATATTAGTATACTTCCTAATACACTGCTTTCTGCTTCAATATTATAAGGTGTCATTTCTTTAGTCATTTTGATTATCTCCTTTACATTTGCTACATATTATTTCATTATCATTTATAAATGTGGCTTCATCTTCGAATGTTAGGTTTCCGCACTTACTGCAAGTATAACCCCAACCATGTGCAAAATAGTCTTTTATTTTTATGTTTTCTGTGCAACCAAAATTATCTGCCCATTTAACCCTATGGACTTTTGTATCTGTAAATGGTATACCTTCCATACAAGCTATCTCATATTTAGCCTTCCCTGCTGTTTCACACCATACAATATCGTTAAAGCCTGTATCGTCATCATGCCAAGTATAAGCTTTTAATTTGCTCATTATTAATCCTCCTTAAAATGGTATATAAATTTCTTCCATGCTTTTATCAATTTCTTCCATTTTCGCCTTAGATGAAGCCATAACCATTCTAATATAAGAAATATCGTCAATTACTTTTTCTACTTCTAGGCTATAACTTCTAGGCTCATCACTATAGTTTAATTCAGAATAGTGAATATTGTTAATTTCACCATTAATCATTACCACCTTAATATCACTATTATTGTAATAAGTTGAAACCAAAGTCCCATACTTATTATTATATTTAACTCTTATTCTTCTTTTTTCATTTCTATCAATCATTTTATATCCTCCTAAAATCGTCTTAGAACCATTCAAAATCTTTTGACGGCTCATTATATTCACTTTGTTTTTTCTCACTTGTATGGGGCTGTGGCTGGCTCAAAGTGGCGAGTTCATCTTCCCAACGTCTACCATTAAGCCATGTAGAAGGATATGGGATATATTGCCCTCCGTTTTTCTGCCAATCATAAGAATTTTTAGCTTGCGAGAGTGAAGCCATCATCTGATTAAACAGTTTAACATCTACATTTAATTTTGTAAATGCTTTTCGTGATGTCTGTTTATCTCTCTTTTTTGGGTATTCTGCCCAAAACTTATTAAACAACTCCTCGTCTTGTGTACTGTTTTTCTTAACCTTCTTAGCTTCTTTTGTACCCTTATCGTTAGATGAGGATATATTATTATTTGTATTATTCATACTTGTATTATTATGTGCGAAGTTTTCTTCATGGGAGGGGGTGAAGATTTCTTCATGGGGGTATGAAGTTTTTGTATCAGCAAAATTGTTATCACAGATATATAAATATCTACGTTCTGACTCAACGTTCTTATTTATTACTGATTTAGATTTTATATATCCTTTATTGATTAGTTGCTTTAACCAAGTTTGTATAGAACGTACAGAAACGTTGTATAATTTTGCGAAGTAGTTATTTGTAGCCCAACAATAGCCTTCTTTATTACATAGTGCAGTTATTTCTCCATAAAGAAGTTTAGCATTGGCTGACAAATCTTTATCGTATCTCACGCTTGCTGGTATTATAGCATAGTAAGAAGGATTTTCATTATTATTCATGCTTTAAACCTCCTACAAAGAATATCTCCAACATTTCTTCATCTGTAAGTTGTAAGATTTCTTTTATTTTTTTTACTTCTCCTAAAGTGAAATCAAATTTTAGATTGAATTTTCTTAGAATACTCATGTAGCTAATATTCATCATCTTTGCTAAATCCTTTTTAGATATTTCAGATATTGATAAATAGTATTCCAATAATTTGATATTCATATAAATGCACCTCTTTTTTATTTATGTATTTATTATAACATACAATCATGTAGATGTAAATAACAAATTTGTAAATAAATAGATAAAAATAAAAGCAGGACTTTAAATCCTGCTAATCTTTTGTAATCTGTATAATTTAACATCTATCTTTCTAAAGGACATCATTAATAACATATCATCTTTATAATTTGCTTCATTACAACACATATCGTTATATAGTGCTTGCAAAACAACTTTGTCTGATAACTCAAAACATTCTATAAAGAATGGCTTTCCTTTAATATATATTGAGTTACCATTTACTATAGAACCTATAATATTTCTAATATCCAATACTGTCGGTTTGTTTTTGTCGTTAATATGGACTATTGCTTCAAATAAATTCATTATTTATCCTCCATTAATATATCTTGTATGATGTCGCTTAGAAGTTCATCAACACTTTGTAAGCGACTGCAAAATGTTCTTTCTTTAATATATTCTCCTTCGTTTGCGTCATCTATTAAATCTCTTACTTTTTCTCTTTCTTCCCAAATTCTTTTTCTTAGTTCTTTATTCATTTTATCAATCTCCTTTTATATCGTTACTTACTTTTCTGTAGTCATATCCTAATATATCTGATAATACTTCTAATTTAGCAATTATTTTATTACTTTCAAATGTTCTCTTAGCACCGCCTATAAAATCTGTTGGTTCTATGGAATTGTTCTTATTATGTTCTTTAGCTAATTTTATATATTTACAATAAAGTTTATCAGCATTTCTTTTTACATCTATAGGTTTTATTTCTTTATCGCCGACAAATTCAATCTCAATATCGTTTTTATTATCAAATAATAAGTCTAAAAGCATTAATGAAGTAATATTTTTTTCTTTGGCTAATCTTAATACATATTCGCCATTTATTAATGATAATTCAAAAACCTGTTCTTCATTTAGTGTTGCGTAGTTTAATTCGTTATATTTAGCCTTAAATGGTCTATCTAATTCTAAACCACGTCTTTTTATTGCTTCTTGAATTAAATCGTTATTATTAATTCTCATTTTATTAAGCTCCTTTTCTTTGCCATTTTTCCAACGTCGGAATAATGGGTGATATTATTGGCTTCTGCCTTATATTAATATTATAACATATATAAAAATATTAATATAAGTGTTGACATTTTATTATGTATAGTTTATAATATAAGTATGTTAAGACGTTTTAGATAATATCTTTAGAGAATAATTATAAACTCTTCGCAATCTACTTCCATAACTTTACTTTTTATATCTAAGACGTATTGACATATAATATAATAAAGTGTATAATGTAATTGTTAAAGCACTACGGAATAAATAAAATCATCTTTTCACTCTCAATCTAAATATAGGTGATTTAACTAGGCATTAAATAACCCCTTTAGCACGTTACTTTTTAAGTAGCGTGTATTTTTTTATATATTTTCATTGCATTGAATTATGATGTATGTTATAATATAAACGAGGTGATATAATGATTAAGTGTGAATTAACAGAAAAACAAAAGGAATATTTTAAGTACTTCAATTTTGAATATTGTACACTTGATTATGAGTTTCAAGGTCGTTACAGACATCAATTCAATTTTGATGTAGTACATCTTATAAAAAGAAGATACGCCAATCTACCAGTAGATAAAGAGTTATTATCTCAAATGGTAGATGATGTAATCAAGGTAATTGAAGCGTTGAGGTGGTAAAATGTGTATGGATTTTGTTAATGAAATGCAATTTAGTATTGATTATGCTGATTTTGAAGATATATGCAGACATTTTAATTTAAATGAAAGCACGAGAGAGGTTTTACTTAAAAGACTTAAATAAGTTGAAGGTATAGCTATATATAAAAATAAAACTCTTGTGCATTTGGATAAGTTTTACAATGCTATTATCGTGTTTAAAGATTTACAACCGATTAATGAAACAGTAAAAGAAGAAACTGCTAAAATTTTAGTTAATTTGATTAAGAAAGATGTTGACAATAAGTAAACAACTTGCTATAATGTAAATATAAACAATAAAGGAGATTAATAAAATGAAGAAAAATGAAAAGATTAAATCAATGATTAATACTTGTAATACGTCAAAAAGTATGATAGAAAGACAAATTTTTGAGCGTTTTAATGTAATTGAAAGATATTGCGATTATGCAAAAGAAAGGATTTCTAATGGTATAGTTGACGATTGTTATATAAATACTATTGAATTTGAAATCGAATTAATTAAACGACATTATAACAGATATAAAACAGAAGAAGAAAAGATACAACAGTTAGAAGCATTAAATAAATAAGATATTTAGGCGCGTTATGAAAATAGCGTGCTTTTTTTATTGACAAAATTAAGATAAAATGGTATAATATATCAAAGGCAGATAGGGACGTATACACCGACAAGAGTAAGCTCCTGCTCTTCTGCCTTATCTTTATATAACGGAGTAAAATATAATGACAGGAGTTTTCATCATGGAACTAAAAATATTTGAAAATGAAAAATTCGGAAAAGTTAGAACTGCCATCTTAGACAATGATGTATGGTTCGTAGGAAAAGATGTTGCTATCGCTTTAGGATATAGCAATCCATCAAATGCAGTTGTAAATCATGTTGATAGTGAAGATAAAACCACATACCTAAATCAAGTATCTGGTTCAAATTACAAAACTAAAACAACTGTTATCAATGAAAGTGGTTTATATAGCTTGGTTCTTTCTTCTAAGTTACCAACAGCTAAAGAGTTTAAGCGTTGGATAACTAAAGACGTTATACCTTCTATTCGTAAATATGGTATGTATGCTACTATGGATACAATAGATAAGATGTTGGCAGACCCCAACAATGCTATAAAAATATTTACGGCTTTAAAAGAAGAAAGAGAAGCCAAAGAAAAAGCATTAAAGCTTGTGCAGGAAAAACAAGAAAAAATTGACTTGTTATCTCACTCTAAAAAGCTTTATACTACGTCTGAAATAGCTAAGGAGTTGGGTTTTAAATCACCTCAAGAGCTAAATAAAAAACTTTGCGATTTAAATATTCAATATAAAGTGAATAATTCTTGGCTATTGTATAGTAAATATTCCGACAAAGGTTATATTTCTATTAAGCAAGAAATAATAAGACATGGAAGTAAATGCAGTCCAGTAGTTTATAATAGTAAATGGACGCAAAAAGGTAGAGAATTTATTTTAAAACTCTTGACAAATTGATATAGATATGTTAATATATATGTGTTGAACATATTTCATTTTTTATTCTCCTTTTTATATTAGAAAGGCACTAGCTTTAATTAGTTAGTGCCTTTTATATTACTTATTTTTATTTCATAATAGAAGAAGCTGTCAATAATATTATAGTGTTAGATGTATTTAAATCTTTATTTAGATTTTTATTGTACGTTTCTGCAAGCTCTATATTTTTCTTTATTTCGCTTATTATTTGTTTATACGGAATGTTTTCACGTTGTCTGATTATATCAATTATGTTATCTAGGCATTTATTAAAATTATTATCGTTTTCATCTATGCTGTTTTTTAGGTCTTTAAGAAAAGATATTGCTTCTTTCTTTAATTCGTCATTATCCATCATTAAATAAACCCTCCGTCTATATCTTCTTTGATACGTTGTATAGCCATTTCGGTTCTTAATCTTATACCAGCAGATAATTCATTTATTTTGTTTGTATCTTCGTTGTCTGGTAAATCGTTTAATACGTCAATTATTTCCTCGCTAAAGTCGTTAATAGTTCTTAGTTGACTTGATATTTCATCAATTAGTTTTAAGCGTTTTTCTTTGTAATAAAGCATATCATTCACCTTTTCATATTCATCATTAAAATATATTTCTGCCATGTGCTTATCCTCCTTTATTTGTATAATAATATTATATCATATGTGGCGATTTATTGCAATAAAAAAGGCACTCGTTAAAGTGCCTGTAGTTTTATTCTGTTTCGGTAATCATTATTTGACCTAGATAATTATTAAAGTTCTCATCTAATTCTTTTACTTCTTGAAGTGTTAAATCTTTAGAAGATGTTTTATTGAAGTTTGTTTTTAATACAGATAAAATGCCTTGTTTGGATACATTATGAGTTTTCATCTTGCTTAATACACTAGATAAGTGTTTAGCTTTTTCGTCTATTGGCTTTTGTTTTGGTGCTGGTTTATTAATCTGTTTTGATTGCTGTCTGTTATCTCTTGTATCGTCGTCTTTTTCATCATCAAGAGCGAACATGGCTGAAAGTGCGTACTTTCTAGCGTATGAAGAACAGGCTCCAGTTAATTGGCTCTCGCTCATTCCGCTTTTTGGTTCTGCTTCACGAGCTAAAGCTTTTGTTGATATTTCCTCACCACTTTCTACATCAAATAATGTGATTGTAGCTTCTACATAATAACGACCGTTAATTTCTTTTATGTCGTCATTTATAACTATTACGCAATTATTTTTATTTGCTATAGGTCTTGCACTTTCTAATATATCCTCGCAACTTCTGTAATTGTATTTTCCAAAAGAGTTGAATTGATTTTTAGGTACTTTCAACTCTTGCTGAATTAATAATAATTTTTTTAAAATATTTTTTGCCATCATTTTTATTACTCCTTTATTAATTTATATGTTTATTATAGCATAATTGCTTATAAAATGCAAGTATAAATTTAAAAGAAAAAAGGCTACAACTTTAAAAGTCATAGCCAATAATGTTATTTAATTATAGAACCATCATTCATTATTATTTTTGCGTTAGCAAGTTTTATAGCTTTTTTCTTTAACTCATTATAAGCGTCGTTTTTAAAAGTGTATTGCTGTACAATTCTTTTCTTTGTTCTTAAATCATAAGTTGGTATTGTTTCGCCAGTACTTAAAAGACGCTTACCTTTTTCTATAAAGTAAGTTTCTTTTGCAATAACACAAATTATTTTTATATTTTTTTCTTTATTTTCTTTTATAGCTTTTTCTTTGTTTTTACTTTGCTGTAAAAGGAATTTGTAATGCAATGCTACTTCTTCATAAGATAGAGGTTTGGCATTTTTGTATTTATTTCTTTCTATAGCTTTTACATAGCTGAATTTTACTTTGTTTGTATCAAATACTCTACAAGCCCAATCAACTATATTGTACATATGCCATTTAGCTTCTCCAATATCCTCGAAAGTAAAAATAAACTCTTTTTGTTCAACTTTTAATACACATGTTTTCATTTTATTATCTCCTTTATTGTTTATACTTTTATTATAACATACTTTATTGACAAATGCAAGTTATTTTTTTATAAATTTACGAAGAGAGTAAAATCTCCGTATCTGTCGGTTGGTTCGCAACCTTCAAGCCATATAGCTTTGTATATGCCGTCTGTTTCGTATACCACCCAATTTTTGCCTTGTTTAACGATATGATAATCTTGAGTAATTCTTGACTTAGCAAGTAAAAAGTTTCCACGTTTTTTACTTGGTTTATCAAACTGCACCCTATAAACTCTTTGGCAAGAGAACCCACATTTTTGAAGTGTGGAAGTAGGGAATTTTACCTGTTCTGTTTTGTAATAATGATTATAGTTTTTCATAAATAAAATCTCCTTTTTTAACTTTATATATATTATAGCATAGATAAATAAAATATGCAAGTATTTATTTAGATTTTTCGTATATTTCTCTTATCTTTTTACAACTGACTTTATTAGCTTTATATTTATCGTTGTTTTCAAGAAGCTTATTGGAATACTCTATAATCTTGTTTAGTATGATTTTATTCTTGTTTGTGTTTTTAACATCTTTTAACATATATAAGCAATCCTCGATTAAACCTTTATACTCTTTGAATATAAAACTGTTACTGCTTAAATCGTTTTCAAATTGTTCTAAAATATTTTTTAAACCTTCTTTTTCAATCCTAATATTTACTTTATCCATTATATCAGTTCCTTTCTTTATCTTATGTACTTATTATAGCATATATTATAAAAGTATGCAAGTATTATTTTAAAATAAATTAAAAAAAGACACGAATTAACGTGCCTTTAATATTATTTGATTGATATATTGGATTTTTCTACAATGCTAACACCGTTGATTACTTCACCAGATTGAATTGCTTTCTTTAAGCCTGCTTTATCTGGTTTAGGTTGTTGCTGTATTAAGAACTCGTTAGGTATTTCGGCATCTGGATTGATTTCAACGGACTTGCTTTTTCTAAAGCTGACTACCACCTTAGCAGTTTCAAATTTATTCCCCTGTAAATCATTAGCTAGATATTGCTTAAGCCAATCTACTTTATTATTAATTGACTTCTTGCGTGCTGTAAGGTTCTTTATTTCTTCATCAATAGCTTTGCTATCTGCAACAAGGTTTTTGATGTATAGAGCGATATTTTCACGCTTAATATTTAGTTGTTCGTTTAGATTGTCTAATAGTTCAGGGTTTATAATTTCCCCTGTTTCCATATCAATACATTTATCAATAGCTTCTTGTATAGATTGTTTAATTTCATATAAATTCATTGTTGATTTTCCTTTCTTTTTGTTGGTTTATGTGGTTATGTTGTTTTTACAACAAATGAACATCTTAAAATGGTAACCAATCGCCCCATTCCCTTGATACGTTGCCACCTAGATAGTATTTACCATTCTTATTTTCTACTGTAAAACCTAATTCAATAGCCTTATTAGCTTCTTTATAGCTAACTTGCCTATCTTCCTTCAAAATCTTATCTCTAAATATAAAATCTTGAACAATATCTTTTGCTTTTATTTCTGGATTTCTTCTGCATAGAACGTATTTTCCTTTATAGTCTTTAGTTAAGAACTTTATCATCTTTATTTCTCCCCTTTTATTTTTTTATTTACCGCTTGCGTATTGGTAGCAAGCTTTTATAACAAGTTTTGTCAAGCTTATTCCTTCATCAGAAGCAATCTGGCAAAGTTTAGCCTTTATATCTGGCTTAACTCTAAAGCTAAGCCCAACATAGTTATTTTTGTTGTATTCATTTGTTTTGTTGTATTTGCTCATATTAAATTTCCTCAATTCTTTTAATATTTACTACTGTATCAATAGGGCTATCTTCTTTGTAATCAATTACATCAAATAATATGTTTATGCCTTGACTATCATCTACCCAATAGGAAACGCTTTCGTCTTCAATTAAACTATCTGGGTCTATTTCATCATATACAGAAGGCACACCGTAAGCAATTAATACGTTATCGAGTTCACATAAAGTCATTTCTTTTCCTTCTAATTCGTTTACTAAGTTAATATTAATCATTTAAAATCAATCCTTTCGTTTATCTTTATTTATATTATATCACACTTATAAATAATATGCAAGCATATTTTTAAAAAAGTTTATTTAATTCTAATAAATTGTACTCACTTAAGCAAACACCGTTTTGAGAACCATCTTTATAAATGATGTAATAGTTTACACCATGTTTTTTTGCATGGCTTAATCTTTTATATATTTTATTTAGATTTAATTTTATATTTTTATCTAAGCTATCGCCATTATCCGTTACTTCATTGTATGAACTTTTGTGTACGTTATTTGCTTCGTATACGTGTTCATACTGTACATTATTTATTATTTTTTGAACAACTATATATTTTATATCAGAAGCTTTACCAACTTTGTTTACAATGGTTTTTTCTATAGCTTCTTTTTTATAGTTATATAATACCAAACATAAATCCTTATTTAATTCTTCTGCTCTTTTTAAAGCTTCTTTGTAATCAAAGAAAAATTCTAAATTAGCACCATTTTTAATTTCGTATCTTTCGAATAATTTGTTTGTCATGTTAATCAATCTCCTTTTTGTTTAACTTACATATATATTGTAGCATATTTTTATAATGTATGCAAGTATATTTTTTATTTTTTACGATTTTTTTTGATAAAAAATTATTTATGCAAATGCAAACAAATAAGCTAAGTCAACATATTTATCAACTTGTTCATTATGAACTTTTATAGCTTCTTGCTTGCTATTTGTTCTGTATTCAAATATTGGGTCAGCATAATCAAAAATATCTGCCGAGCCGTCAGCTCTAAATACCATTGTTTCGTATTGTTTGCCAACTGTAGCGGTTGAAATTAAGAACTTATCATCAACAACTTTTCTTAATTTTAGTTGTCTAGCTTGTTTATAAAGTTTGATAAGTGCTAGAGTGAAACAATCTCTGTAATTGCCTTCCATTGTTTTAGCTAATTGATGAGCTTTCTTAAATAATTCTTTTTTATTGATTTCCATTTTAAACTCTCCTTTGCTTTAACTTATGTATTTATTATAACACACTTGCAAAATATATGCAAGCATATATTTAAATAAAATAAAAAATCCTAGAAATTAATCTAGGATAATTTATTGGTGCTACATAATTAAATCTTTTACAATGTTTAATAATAAGCAAGACCAAACCAATATCATACATATAGATGATACATTATTTAGTTTTTTATTGTCTTTAAATGAAGTATCTAATATTAAAGATAAGATACAAGCTAAGAAAGAAATTACATTTAATATAAAAAATAAATTAATATCAATCAAGCCTGTATTATATTTATTGATATCTATAAATATATATCTTATTAACAAATAAGAACAACCAACATTTACATAAATAGGCTTTCTCATATAATTGAAAGATAGACTACCTAAATTTATATTTATTCTATCTATACAAATTAACATAATGACAATAAAGTCTATAAAATCTAATACACTCATTATTTATCCCCCATTTTAAATATATTGTACTTTTTAACAATGATAAATATAGCCTTAATTATTATATAAGACCAACCAACTATTAAAAAGTAAGTGTTAGGTGTGTAGTAAATATTTACATAATCAGACGTTAACGAAAATTCTGTTATGCAAAGAATGAAAATAATTATAAAATCTAATTTACTAAACTTCATTTTAATTCCTCCTTTCATGTTATGACTATATTATATCATATATCATTTAACAATGCAATACATATTTAAAAGAAAAATCCTAGATTAAATTCTAGGATTATAAATTAAAACTCGCTATATGTTGATATATCAACCATGCTTTTATTATTTTCTATAGCTTCCATTATTTTATCATAAACCTCACGAGCATAAAAACCTTTATATAATACCAACTTATTACTATCAATTGTTGATACAACTTCATTATATTTGTAAACTATACAGCCTAACTGGTTAGCGTTTACTAGCTCTTTATCTGAAACTTTTATCCACATAATCACACCGCCAATTTTAATTTTAGATTATAATAATAATGAGTTGCTACCAATTCATCAAAATGGTATATATCGTCTTTCCTTATCAAAGTCTTATGCCAACTAAAATATTTTGGCAATTTCATTTTCTCTATTTGTTCCGTATTCTGAACAAGCTCATACATACCATCTTTTGTTTTTAACTTACTACCACTAAAATGGTTATCCTCTATATATTCAATATCAGAAAGTTTTATTTCTTTGGTATTATAATGTTCATCAACAATTGAAGCATATATACGGCTGTTGAACGTGAAATAATAAATAAGTTTATAATACATTGTTATACCTCCTATTATATTGCAGTAAATATATCAACATCAAGCTTATCTTTGCCTGTTAATTCTTTGTAGCTTTCTTTTGATAGCTCACAATATTTTTTTAAATCAACATCTATACTATGTGTCTTAGATATATATATGCTGTTAATTAAAGCTTTAGCAACTTTTATTGCACTTGTTAAATCACCTGTTATTATAAATAAGTTGTATTCTTCATTATCGAAATCATTTGCTACTACCTTGAAGCAATATTCAAACCTTTTTATCTTAATCGTTTTAATTGCTTCCATGTTTATTATTATCTTTCTTCCTTTTATAAACATTATCTTCAACCCTTTCTTTGTTCTGCATACTTTTATAATCACGCAAATATTTAGGTGGCTTACGTGCTTCACTTATTGCTTTCCTATACATATTTATTATCATTTCGTCTATTTTATCCATTATTGAACCTCCTTTATCTTATTATAGCATATTTTATAAATTAATGCAATAGAAAAAGCACCCTTTCGAGTGCTTAAGTATTAATATATTTATTTTGCATTTTACTAATCTTTAACGGTTTATTTATTTCTGATATTAATTTACGTATAACACTAAGTGAATAATTAAGACAATCATCACCTGTTTTACTTTGGTTTTCATAATTATTTACAATTGTTTCAATCTATTTTTTCATTTTTTCCACGCTTACCATTATTTTTCGTCTTCTTCACATACATTAAACCAAGATGAAGGCGGTTCTATTTCTCCTTTTATTGGGCAGTTTACAATAAATGGGCAGTAATTTTCCTCACAATTATCAAAACTTTCGCAATGACTGCTAATTATTTCAATTGCCTTATTTAATTCTTCCACGCTTGCCATTTTTATTCCTCCTTAAATAACTTCAATACCTAGAACACAATAACCATCTTTCAAACCTTCTACTTGATTGCTTGTCATCATGTACACTATTTTTAAACAAAGCATTTCACCTGTATAGCCTTTGCCAATGTCAAATTCTCTTAGGTCAATATATTCGCCTACGTTATAGTTTTTATCATTTTTTACAACTTCAAACTTTTTCTTACCTTCTTTAATTGCTTTGAAGTTTTCTGGAAATACTCTCATTTCGTATACTGTTACCATTTTATTATCCTCCAATATAAATTCTTTTATATATGATAAATCTTTCCATATTTGTTTTTGTGCAATCCTAGCTTCTGTATAAGTTTTATATACACCTTGTATTTTATGTTCATACGTAGAATAATTGTAACATACAAACAATATATATACTTTCATTATTTTTTTCTCCTACACGTTAGCATTACAAAACATATGAACACATTTAACTACTACATAAGTATAAAAATAAAAACCAAATAATCTAAACAAGGCTTTATCTTTTTTAGTTGGCAATTTATCATTATATATAATAGCGTCCATTCTTAACATCAAGAAAAAGAATGATATCTGATATGCGAATAATAATAAATATTCTATGATGTCTACATATTTCATTCTATTACCTCGTATTCTAATATATCTACATAATAATCATAATCGAAACCATATTTTTTGATGTAGCTTTCTAACAAATATCTTTTCCAGCTTTCAGCCATAGCTTTATTTTTATATACACCATAAATATATTCACCACATACATTAACTATATATACTTTCATCTACTTCACCTCAAATTCTTCTATATAAGATTTAAAACAATCGTGATAACTATGCTCTTTTATTAAATCTCCTTTTACTTTTTCAGCCTTCGCTTTTTCTTTGTACACACCGTATGTGTATTGCTTTGCATATTCATAATCTTTGATTACTACGCTAACAATATATACTTTCATTACCATAACCCTACCTTTTCAAAATACTCATCTACTGTCATACCATCAATTCTAGCAACACCGTCTTTTGATGGTTTGTTAGGTATATTATATTTTTTAAGTTCCTCATCAAGCAATTCAAAAGCTCTTTTTAATCTTAAATCACTTTCCTTTATTTCCTCATCTGTAAAATTATCATCATATCACCTACCTTAATATTATTATAGCACATATTGAAAAATAATGCAAATAAAAATGGCGGTAATTAAACCGCCAATATTGTTATTCAATTATTAAGTTATCAAGATTAACATTTTCTTCAATTTCAAAAGTTATGCCTAGAAACTCTAACAATTTAACTAAAAATAAAGTTCTAGGGTTTAATTCAGTTGTATTTCTTAGATATCGTGAATAATCGCCTAAGTCAAAATCATAAAATAAAACAAAAAAATCATTAGCTTTATGTTCTGATAATAAATCAAAATCTTTAAAGCTTTTATTCTCTGAACATAAACTTCTATCTTCTCTTACATAGTAAGTAAAAGTTTGCTCTTCTTTCCAGCCTTTTAGTTCTAAAATAAACGGTATTTTTTTAATTTCATCACTCATTAAATCACTTAAATAGCGAACTGTTAGACTTGAATATTTTGTAGGAGTCCCACTTTCTAAAATATTAATACTTTCAATTCTTTTATTATCTAGCAAAATATTTAAGTGAAATTTTGAAGAAGGCTTGCAAGTTGACTCTTTTAATTTTTTAGCAAAAGAGTTATCGTATTTCATTTTAGAATAAATAGACATTAAAGAAAGTAACTCTGTATCGTTTTCCAACTTTAAAGGTTTTGATATTATTTCGCCAACGTAAGGAAGCTTGTCTTTATATTTATATCCTCTTAAAGAGAATGTTCCATTTTTGTATATATCTATCGCTAAATAATTTTCGCTATATGGTATTTCCATATAATATATTTTTCCATTTTCTAGTCCTGCTTTTTCTACAATCAATTTAAAGTATTTGTCAATTAAGCAATCGTAAGATTGTATTTCTTTTAATTCTTTTTTACAGAAGCTAAAATTTTTTCTTAAACTTTCTATCAATTGTTCATTATATTCATCAACATATTTTTCCCAATACTCTTTTGCGTTGTTGCCTTCCATATCGCAACCAAATTTAGGGGATTGTGGATATTCCATATTAAATCACTCCTTATAAAAATATCTTAGCAATTTCTAGAACTACTAAAAGAACATTTAACACAATAAACAATGCAAGCAAACTTTGAAAAGTCATGTATTATCGCTCCTTTCAAATATATTATATCACACTTATAAGAATAATGCAATATATAAACATAATAAAATAAGCGAAAATATCTTCATGGGGTGGTGAAAATATTTTCGCTTGCGGTTAACATTCATAGGTGAATAGTTTTTCTGTTCTATCAATACTTTTTCTATTTTCTCTATGACCTAGACCACACTTTATTTCTTTAGACCATAAACATTTAAAATCAGAAGGTGCAACATATTCACTTATAAATATTTTATAACCTTCTCTCGCCTTATTTCTGCACCATTCCCAAAATTCATCATGATTAAAATTGCCTGTTATGTATCCTGTTGAATTTTTATATGGCGGGTCGCAATATATCAAACTATTACTAGGGATATACAAATCCTTGTAATCTGAATATACAAAATTAACACCTTTTATGTTATTTAATTGCTTAAGTATGTTGTTAGAACACTCAATCATATAATTTCTTGATTTACTTGTTCCCTCTTTATACTCTTTCCCAGAATATCCATTCATAAACATTCCCCTATAGCATAAAGCGGTAAAACCTACCCACCCAACATAATAATCTGGATATTTATCTTTATTTTCTTTAACTTTTAGAGCTTCTTCTTTTGATATACCTATTAGCGGTTTATATCCTTTTTGAAGTTCTTTGAATAACGCTATCAAATATTTATTATTATCTGCTCCTATTCTTTTACCGCCAACCTTATCAATGACGTTAGCACCACCGACGAAAGGCTCAACCCATGTCATACCTTCTTTTCTGTGAGCTTGCATTATTGGTATTATATACTTTGCTATCCTTGATTTACTGCCCATATATCTCAATTATTATCACCTTATACCATTTGCTGTTTAATTTTGTATCTACCATTTGCGGTTTTAGCACGGAAAATGTAAAATTCCTTGTAACGTCTTTTAACAATGAAGTCAAACGCACTTTTAATATCCATGAAGTACCAATTCATCTTTACGTTATTTCTAATTGTCTTAACTATGAAGAAGGTAACCTTACTACCACAACTTATGATATCGCTTAACTCAACGTTACTCTTAATGTTACTTAGCAACTTTATCTTTTCTTGTTTCGTCATGTTCTCACCTACTTTGTATTTTCTACTCAATCTCTTGACAACCAACAATCAATCAACTAATGCTGGTAGAGAGTTAACTCAAGAAGCGTAGTCTTTGCCCCCGCCACTTGGGGGACGTTAAAGACCACGTTAAAAGTTCTAATGCTGTATATCGAGCTGAACTCTTTCGCTTCATCTAAACCACCTAAGAGCCTAGGTCTGCCGTTATCTCCACAACTGCCACGTTGTACGGTGGTTCGCCTCACTTACCTTATCAATGGTATCACAGGACGGTTTTGTATATGGTGATAAAATCCATATACGCAGTACAAGGAGTTTCACCCTGTACGCATCTAGGATTGTCTTACCCTCTAACGGCAACTGACACTGTGGCAAGCAGTGAATTTTATTTTAAGGTGGTTTGAATATCAACACCCGCATTTTTCAAGTTGCGGTTTAACTCTCTATTAACTTAACTACATTATAGCATTATATATTTTTATTGTCAATAGGTATTTACAAATTTATTTTAATGTGCTATAATAAATTTATTCCTTTTATCGCTAAATTTTTATAGAAAGGTGTTGACAAATTAAAATTAATATAGTATAATATAAACATAGACAACTTAATATAGCCTAGATGGGAAACTGTTCGATTGATTTGGGGGCGAAAGCTCCCAATACATAATTTGATATCTTTATCAAGTATACATTCTAACCATGTGTAAACGTTCTAATCAAACCTCATGGAGTGCTGGTTTGTTGAGTAGGGTTGTAGTGGGATACTGCTATAATTGAGCTTTTATTTATTGGTAACAGTAAATAACAATTGGGTAAACCAAAAGAAGTACAGCACGTACAAATTATAACGCTAGTTAAAACACAAGTTGTATGGCGGTGATAATAAACGACCCTGTGGGTAATAATCAGCTATGCCATTTAGTTTACAACTAAATCGAGCTAACTGAAATGTAAAAGTAAACCGTGTGGCTTTGAAGTATAGAAATATACTATAACATATTACTTGGTTAAAGTAGCATAATAGCCTATTTGATGATAATACGTAATTTATTAATTACTCTTGTAATCCGAATGATATGTGAAATTTGCAGACAAACATTTCTGCGTGAGGTAAAAGGGGGCAAGAAGTTATAAGGTAGCTCCTTATAGCTCGGACTTGTCTTTCTCACTGGTTGAATAAGCTAGAAGTTATAAAGAGTAGAGCGAAAGTTCATAATGTATACTTAATAAAGATATCAAATAAACGTGAGTGGTGGAATAGGCATACACACAAGTCTTAGAAACTTGATTTTGAAGGTTCGAGTCCTTTCTCACGTACCATATGATGATATAGCCAAAATGGTTAAGGCGAAGGTCTGCAAAACCTTTATTTCTCGGTTCAAGTCCGAGTATCATCTCCACGAAAGAAATAAGCAAGACATCTTAACAAAAATAATAACTTTACGACATCTTGCACAATTAAAGCACTTAGTATAATGCTAGGTGCTTATTTTGTATATAAGGAGTTCGGAAATGTGAACAAATACGATAAATTAATTGATTGGTTATGCTATAAATATAGTATACTTCATAAGTTAGAAATAAGACATCAGAAAAGCATTAAAGTTAGATATAGAAAAAGAAATTACATAACTAGAATAGTAAATAAGAAAAAGAGTTATGTTTTTAGATTACCGAATTTTGATAAATTGACGTTTATTAGTGATGAAGATAAACATAAATTAGTAATAAGTGAATTTATCAGATTTTTCTTAATTGGTGCGGTTTATAAGAAAATTAAGAATGAAAACCATTTAAGAAAGGTAATAATGAACAACACAGAAAAACTATATTATCTGTATAATAAGGAGGTGTTAGCAGGTGGCAAAGTATGACCAATGGAATACAGAAGAAGGCTTTATTAAAATTGAAGGCTGGGCAAAAGATGGATTAACAAATGAGCAGATAGCAAACAAAATGGAAATAAACAGAATTACATTATATAATTGGTCTTTAAAAAATCCTAAGATTGCAGAAGCTCTCAAAAAAGGTAAAGATGTGATTGATAGAAAAGTTGAGAACTCTCTCTTAAAACGTGCGTTAGGTTATGAATATGACGAAACGACTACAATCACAGATAGCGAAGGCAACGAAACAACTAAGGTTATAAGAAAACATGTAATACCAGATACAACGGCTCAAATATTCTGGCTCAAGAATAGAAAACCTACAGAATGGCGAGATAAACGAGAATACAAAGATAATGAAGCGCTTGAAAAACTCGACAAAATTCTTAGTAAAATACCTAATAAATTAGAAAAAGGTATTAGTAAAGATGTTTAATTTTAGTAAAAACCAGCTAGAATATTTAAATGACGCTTGCCATAGATGGAACATAAAAAGCGGTGCAGTAAGAAGTGGTAAGACTTACCTTGATATAGCTGTTGTTATACCATGTAGAATAAGAGCAGTAGCAGGAAAAGAAGGTTTGACAGTATTTCTAGGCAATACCAAAGGTACAATACAACGTAACGTAATTGAACCACTTCAGCAAATGTACGGTAAAAACTTAGTTAGTAGTATAAGAGCAGACAATACCGCCACAATATTCGGAGAAAAAGTTTACTGCTTAGGTGCAAGCAAAATAAATCAAGTTGATGTTTTGCGAGGTATGTCTATAAAGTATTGTTATGGTGATGAAGTTGTAACATGGTGTAAAGAAGTATTTGAAATGCTTAAATCACGTCTTGATAAATCTTATAGTAGGTGTGATTTAACTTGCAACCCAGATAGTCCTTTACATTGGTTTAAAGAATTTATTGATAGTGATGTTGATAAATACTTGCAAGAATACACGATTGATGATAATCCATTCTTACCAGAAGAATTTGTAAGAAACCTTAAAAAAGAGTATGAAGGCTCCGTTTGGTATGATAGGCTTATATTAGGGAAATGGGTACGTGCAGAAGGTTTAGTTTATCCTATGTTTTATAAAGATAAACATTGCTTTATTGAACCGCCAACAAATAAATATGAGCAGTATTATATAAGTGCGGACTATGGTATATTAAATCCATTTAGTGCTGGCTTATGGGGTAAATATAATGGCAAATGGTACAGAATTGCAGAATATTACCATGATGGACGTAAAACGAATAAACAATACACAGATGAAGAATATCACACTAAACTATTAGACCTTGCAGGTGATTTGCCAATTAGAAGCATAATTATCGACCCTTCTGCAAGTTCCATGATTGCTACTATCAGAAAGCATGGAAATTTTAATATTAGGAAAGCAAAAAATGACGTATTAGAAGGAATTAGAAACACCGCCACAGAATTAAACAAAGGTAACATACTCATAAACTCTAAATGTAAAGCCTTCATCAATGAAATTGAGGGGTATAGCTGGGACAAGGATAACACAAAAGAGGACAAGCCACTTAAAGAAAAGGACCACTGTCTTACAGGTGATACAATAATAAATACAATAAATGGTGATATTCCTATTAAAGATTTAGTAGGTAAAAGTGGACTTGTTAAGGCTTATGACACATATAACAATAAAGTTGTAACTGCTAAATTTAAAGATGTTAGACTTACACAGAAAAACGCAAGAGTATTTGAGGTGAAGCTTAATAGCGGTAAAATAATAAAAGCAACTGCTGAACACCCTATGTACACTAAAAGAGGGTGGGTAATGGTAAGAGATTTAAGAACAGATGATACTATCTTAGATATAAATATTGGATATTCTTATATCTATAGTATAACTTTTGATAGCTTTCAAGATGTGTACAATATGGAAGTTGAAAAATATCATAACTTTTCTATAAATGGCGGTTTGATAGTTCATAACTGCATGGACGATTTTAGATATTTTGTTAATACAGTAGTAGCACGTGGCAATACGTTTGAGGTTGCTTAAAGAGGTGATAAAGTGTTTTTTGATAATGATGATGTAACAGAAATAAATGAGAATATAAAAAATAATGCTCCAATGGATATTGATACAATAGTTAATCTTGAAATTGGTGAGCATGTAAACTCTTTGGAATACAAAAAGATTATTAAATCTGAACAGTACTATAAAAACAATACAGATATAAATATTAATGGAAGAATGGTTCTAGGCGAAAATGGGATTGAAAGAGCTGAAAATGTAGCAGATAATAGATTATGTCATGACTATTTTTCTCTTATTGTAGACCAAAAAATACAGTATCTATTAAGTAAAGAGTGGACAGTGGAAAGCGACGACGATAATATTTTGGAGCAGTTAAACAAAATATTTAATCAGGATTTCAAAAACAAATTCCAAAGAGTAGCAAAAGACGCTGTAGTTAAATATTATGGCTGGTTATTCGTATACCCACAAGGAAATGATTTAAAATTCCAAAGGTTAGAAGCTAAAAACGTGATACCTTTTTGGTCAGACATTGATAAAACTGAATTAAATGCAGTTATATACTTTTATTCTAAGGTTGAGTATGAAGGCACGCAAAAGAAGGAAAAAAGATACGCTCAATACTGGGATAATACAGGGGTAATTTTCTATGAAGCCAACGACTCGGCACGATATGAAAGAACAAATAAAAGCGGTATGGTAAGTTTTGAAGGTAAGCCGTACAACTGGGAAAAGATACCATTTATTCCAATAAAATACAATGACGAAGATATATTTTTATTAGATAAAATTAAATCTTTAATTGATGACTACGACAGACAGACAAGCCGAAATAGTAACGGACTAGAAGATGACTTGAATAAAACTTTAGTTGTAAAAAACTATGATGGAACAAATGCAGGACAATTAAGAAGAGATGTAAAGACACATAAAATAATTAAGGTTAGTGATGATGGCGGAGTAGACGTGCTAGATTTAACTGTAGATGTTGATAACTCAAATAGCCATTTAGATAGATTGAAAAAAGATATATTCATGTTCGGTCGTGCAGTAGATATTACTAGCGAATTTGGAGCAAATGCAAGTGCAGAAGCTAGACAATATTTATACGCAAGTTTAGACATGGACTGCAATACACTAGAAAGAAATTGCAAAAATGCACTACATTCTTTATTATGGTTCATATCTAAATATTACAACATGGGCGATATTCAAGACACAGTCGATTTTGTATTTAATCGTGATGTTATTACAAATGAAGCTAGTGCAATAGATATGTGTGTTAAATCTCAAGGTGTTCAAGGTTTGTCTACTCGTACAATTCTAAGCAATCACCCATTTGTGAAAAATGTTGATGATGAACTTAACACATGGAAGCAGGAACAAAAAGAAAACGCACAAATGCAAGATGATTTATACGACAATCCTTCTTTTGGCAATAATGACGATAATAGCAATGGTGGTATAGATGAATAATGCGGAGTATTGGCAAAAGCGAGCTGAACAAGATGTATTAAAAGTAGAAAAAGAAATTGACAAAATTAATGATGATTTAAAAGTAGCTTTTACTACTACTACACAAAAGTTAATAAATGAAATATATAAGTTTTATTCTCTTTATGATTTAACAGATTATAGCAATATGTATAAAATATTGTCTGCTGATGAAGCAAAAGAATTAAGAGATAAAGCAAGAAAAGTTTATAAAACTGCATGCAGTGAAGAACTTAAATCATTAGCTAAAAACATGAAAGGCTCTTACAGAATACAGGCTATAAAAGCTTTACTATTTAACTTAATATCTGATATTGAAGAACTTTACCAACTACAACAAGATGACTACGACAATGACTTACCTTCTATTTATAAAGCTATGTATTATAAAAAGATTTACGATATGCAGGTTGGTACAGGTTTTGGATATGATGTAGATAGGTTAGAAGATGGCAAGGTTAAACAAGCTGTATCTCAAAGTTGGCTAGGCGAGAATTATTCGGAACGTATATGGAGTAATAGATATAAGTTATCTCAAGTTATTCAGCAAGAGTTGCCACAAGCAATAATACAAGGTCAAAATCCTAAACAGCTTGCTAAAACAATACAAAAAAGAATGAATACATCTTATTTTAATGCTGAACGATTAGCAAGAACAGAATATTTACACGTATTAAATGAAGCTAATTATAAAGCAATGAACGGCAGTGGATTATTTAAAAAATATCAATACATGGCAACGCTAGATTACAGAACATCTCAAATTTGTAGAGATATGGACGGAAAAGTTTTTGATATGAGTAAAAAGCAAACAGGGGTAAATTACCCACCATTACACCCTAATTGCAGAAGTACAACAGCACCATATTTTAAAGATTTACAAGGTACAAGAATTGCCAAAACAAAAGAAGGCACGTATTATGAAATAGATAGAAATATAACGTATAGAGAATGGGAAAAAATGCAAAAATTGGAGGAAAATAATAAATGATTATTAAAGCCAGAAAAAAGCCTGTAGTTATAGAAGCTGTACAATTAAAATAAAGTTATGATAGTATAAGAGAATGTCTTTCTTTTTTAGGCAGGATATACGAAGAATATACAGAAGCTTCTATAAACAACATGATAGCGGAAGTAAAACAAGATGAAGGTATTAATATATTCACTTTAGAAGGTACACATCATGCAAGCTTTGGAGATTACATTATAAAAGGTGTGAAAGGCGAGTTCTACCCATGTAAACCAGATATTTTTGAAAAAACTTACGATAAAATATAAAATTTTGTAATAAAAGTAAAAATTTTTGTATAAACATATTGACAAATGTATAAAATTTTGTTATAATATAGTATCAAAAAATAATTCTCTAAGTGGCACTAACCACTATAAAAAAAGTATACGGAGGTTTATATATAAATGGATATCATGGAAATGATTAAAAAATACAAGTTAGAACAAGAGGGGGCGGACGTTGACGGATTTAATAAAGAATTTCGTGAAACTTTTAAACACGTTGAAGAAGTTAAGGGAATTAGACAAAAGACTGAAACTCTTGAGAAACAAAATAAAGAACTTGTAGATAAGCTTAAAAGCTTTGATGGTGTAGATGTAGAAAAATACAAAAAAGAAATTGAAGATTTAAAAGCACAGCAAGCAAAAGAATTAGAAAAACAAAAAATTAATAATTTTGCACTACAGGAACTTTATAAAAATAATATCAAAAGCGTCAATGTTGGTATGAAGCTTCTAAATTTAGATGATATCAATTCTGACAATTTTGAAAAAGAAATTCCTAATAGAGTTAAGACTTTGATGGAAGATGAAACAACTTCTTTCGCTTTCAAAGTTCAGAAAACCGAACCAAAAGATAAAAATATTGCAGGATTAAATCCAGCAGGCGGACAAGGCGGAAAAGAAGGAAACCCACCTGAAATATCTATTGGTAAGCAAATGGCTGAAAAATATAACGCTAAATACATTAAAAATAAGGAGTAAATAAATGGCAAACGCAAGATACACATATACAGAAAAATCAAGAAAAATGCCTAACTTCTTAGAGAGTGAAGTTGGCTTGTTACTAAAAACATGGAAATTTGATACAGCAACAGCAGTTACAACAGAAGCTGACGGAACAAAATACGTACCAGCAGGAACAGTATATCCTAGCAATGACAGCAGTGCAAAAGGAATTGTTTTTGAAGATGTAGATGTTACGCACGGAGACGCTATCGGCTCTTTAATCGTAGCTGGTAGAGTTTATGGGAATAGATTGTCTGCAACTATTGAAACATTAGCAGAAGAACCATTAAAAGCACAAGGTTTATACTGGTCTGACGCTCCAGAAACAACAAGAGATGAGTAATAATGGAGGTTGAATAATGGATATTGAAAAATTACTGACAAATGAGGAGTTAATAAACTTTTCTCAAAACTTATCCCCAAATAGGGATAGATTAGGGGATAGAATTTTCCCGAACGAAAAAACACAGAATTTAAAAGCAAGTTTTTATAGATTAACTGACCAAATGCAATTACCTTCTATTGCGTTAGTACATGGATTTGACACAGAAGCACGAATTGGCGAACGTCCTACATTTGAAAAAGTTAACTTTGAAAAAATGTTGATTAAAGAAAAAATCAACTTAAGCGAATTAGTTGACCAATATATTAGCAATGGTGTATCTAGTGATAACGCTATTTTAAACTATGTTTTTGATGACATGGGACGTTTAGCAGAAAGCGTGTTAACACGTGTAGAAGTAATGAAATGCGAACTCTTACAAAGTGGTAAGGTTAAAATCAAAGAAAATAATATTGATATTACTTTGGATTACGGAGTCCCTAGCGGTAATACAAGTTTTTCTATTGCCGATATGAGCGAAAGTGCTGACATTTTGGCAGAGTTCCAAAAAGTTTACGATAAAGCAAAAAGCATGGGTCAAAACATTAAAGAATGTATTATGTCTACAAAAGCTTTAGGTAAATTGAGAACTAACAAATATATTCAAACTGCAATCATGGGTACACTAGGACAAGGTACATTGTTAACTACTGCGCAAATTAATACACTCATGAATGAAATGTTTGGTTTCACTATTACAACATATGATGAGCAGTATAAATATGTTAAAGCAAACGGAACAGAAGCTTCTAAACGCTATATTGATGAAAATAAAATTATCTTCTTGGCTCAAACTTCTATCATTAATGAATACGGAAAAGGTCTTTGGGGTGTAACACAAGAAGAGAAAAAACAAGGACCTTGGACAATGAAATCTAGTCAGCAGTATGTAACTATTACAAAATGGACTACACCAGACCCTGTAGCAACATGGACAAAAGCAAGCGGTTTATTTGTACCTGCTTTATATAACCCTAACGGATTATTTATTGCTACAGCCACATTAGCGTGATGTTATGGATAGCAAATATCTAACAAAAGAAGAAGTAATACAAGTTGTTAACGCACTCCTAGTGGGTGCGTTTGATAACCTAGAAAAGTATACTTCTATTATTGATTTAACAACCGAAGAAGCTTTGCAAAAGGTTGAAAATTATCTAAATAGAAAAGTTCCTAAACAGTTAAAATTTGTAGTAGCTAGAATGGTACAGACTTCTATACTTACAACTTATGCAAATGAAAGCAATTTGCAAAGTGGTGAAAGTATTAAACGTATCAAAGAGGATGCCAAAGAAGTAGAGTTTGACACAGCTAGCGAAAGCCCTAATCTTAATATCTTATCTTTTAATACTGACATTCTAAAAGAATTGCATAGATATAGGGTAATGAGCAGATGATAAATATAAACTCATATCTTAGGTATTTTGATAACGATTTAATTGATATCAGCAGACGTTTCTATAATAAGGAAACAGGCAGAGAAGAATTAAAAGAACTGTACACTGATGTAAAATGCGATATACAATTAAAAGAAATAGATAATCCAGATACCAACGCACTAGCTACAGCACCAATTATAACAGTTTTAAAAATATACTGCAACAATGATGTAGATATACAAAATAATGATTATGTAACCGCTTATAAGAAAGATAACAAAAATAATATCATTGCTACTTATAAAGGAAACAGTGGGCAACCATACAAAGATTTAAGTCGTACGCAATTTGTAATGACCATAAAGGAACGGTTATAATGGGTGGTATGGATTTAACACAGATAAGAAGATTTCAGCGGAATTATGAAAAAGCTAAGACTGAATTTAAGGATTGGCTGGCTGATTTCTTAATAAAAGAGGGGTACAAGGTTGTTAATTTAGCACAGGGTAGAACACCTGTTGATACAGGTGCGTTGAGGGCTAGTTGGGCTGTAGGTAACCAAAAGATAAAGAAAGTTGTTGGTGAAGATGGTAAAATTGTTGCAGAAATAGAACAGCAAGCAACAAGAGAAAGCTTAAAAATCGCAGGCAATATATATTATGTAACAATATCTAACGGTCAATTCTACGCTTCTTATGTTGAGTATGGAACTGTAAAAAGACGTGCTGAATACATGCTTACACGTTCGCTAGATGATATAAGGCGAGAAATGCCAATAAGATTTAGTAACGAATTTGAAGATTTTATAAAGCGTTTAGGTGGTGCTTAATATGGATATAAATTATGATACTGTATTAAATGCTATCTATAAACAATTACAAAAACTATATCCAGAATATACTGTATATAAAAATCTTATATCTAATCCTGAATACCCTAATTTTTTTATAAACAAGATATCAGTTATTCCTATACCAGATACTAAAAATTTTTGGTGGTTAGACTATTTGTTTGCTATAGAATATAGACATGCAGAAGATTTAACCATAGCAATGAATTTAGAGGAAAAGCTTGACGAAGTAGGATTTAATTTAAATGAAAACTTGTGGTATTTAGAGGATATAAAAACATGGATTAAAGACCCTAGTATAAACAAGGGCGAAGGTGTTCTTTCTTTTACTTTTAATGTTAGAATTAGAGTAAGAAAAGAAGAATTAGAAGAATTAATGAGAACTTTAACAATAAACGATAAGGAAAATCAAACGGAGGTCTAATTAATGGCAAGTGCGGGCGGAAGTTGGCAAACACAAAATAAAGTAAGACCAGGGGCTTACATCAACTTTAGTAACGTAGAAACACCGTTAATTAATGTAGGTGATAGAGGTATTGCCACTGTTGCTATGGAAATGAGCTGGGGTGCAGAAGGTGAATTAATTGACGTTTATTCTTCTGACCTTACAGACGGTAAAAGTCGTAAGAAAATAGGTTATACAGCAACAGACAAAGAAGAAAGCTTAATTGCAAGAGCTATGCTTTCTAATTGCTACATGGTTAAATTCTATAACCTTAATTCTGGCGGTGCTAAAGCTACTAAAAAAGATGATACAAGCACACTTACTGCTACTGCTAAATACAATGGTACAGCAGGAAATAAAATAACAATTCAAGTAACAAAATCAAAAATTAATGAGTCTAAATATACAGTAACTACTTTATGGGACGGCTTGGAAGTTGATATTCAGACTGTAACAGCATTAGAAGAAATAAAAGATAATGATTATGTTACATTTACCCATGAAGAAGGTTATATTGCAGAGATTGCAGGAATGCCGCTCGAAGGCGGTTCTGATGGAACATACAGCAAGTCGAATTATGATAACTATTTTAATTTATTAAAAACCGCTAAATGGCAATGTATGGCTATTATTAAAGATGGCTCAAATATAAATGCTACTGCACAGCAAGTAATTCAAGACATGAGGGACGAGAACGGGCGTAAGGTTCAATGTTGTCTTTATGATACCACTGCTGGTAAATATGACTATGAAGGAATTATAAGAAGTGAGCAAGGATTAAAAAACGTTGCTGATGACGAAGAACTTACTGCTGAACAAGTTCCAGCTTTAGTATGTGGACTTACAGCAGGTGCAAGTATTACACAGAGCAACACACATAAAGCATTAACAGATTTCTATGTAGACACTATTGTACCAGAATATACTAATAATGAAATCATTGAAAAACTTGGCGAAGGTGCTTTCTTATTCTCTAGTAGAGATGATGGTACTGTACAAGTAGAAAAAGATATTAACACTTTTAGAACATATACACCTACAAAATCATACCCATTCTCTAAAAATAAAGTTATTCGTGTCATTGATGAAATGAACCAAAGTATCAAAGATGTTTGGGATGTTTCCTATTGTGGTAAAGTTGGCAATAGCGCTACAGGTAGAGATATATTCAAAGGCGATATTATTAGTTATATTAAAAAGCTTCAAAACATGGGTGCAGTAGATACAGTGTTGAAAGATGGCAGTAATTATGATTTAGTTTCTAACATCAAAGTAACACGTGGCGAAAATATTGACGCAGTAGTAACTAATATTTATAACTTGCCTGTTATTGACAATATGGATATTCTATACTGTGATGTAGTTATCCAGTCTTAAGGAGGTTAATCAATGAGTTATTTATTGGCTGGCGATACCGTAAATGGTAGAGAAGGCACAGTTTATGCTACAATAAAAGGTAAAGTATATAACCTTTTGGAAATTAAGACACTTGAAGCAAAAGTTGAAAAGCAAAAAAGTGATATACCTGTTCTTGGATTTAGAGGCATGCAAACAAAAGCAAAAGGGTATAAAGGTTCTGGAAGTATTGAAGCGTACTATGTTTCTTCTTTACCTAGACAAACACTTATAGATTATATGAATACTGGTGTTGATACCTATTTTACAATAGTGGTAACAAATGAAGATAAAACAACGTCTTTGGGCGCTCAACGCATTCAATTAAACAATGTTAATATTGATAGTGCTGTTATTGCAAAAGTTGATGTTGACGCAGATAACCTTACAGAAAGCTATGACTTTACTTTTGACAGCGCTGAAATATTACAAGCTTTTGACAGACCAGATTATTTTGATTAAGAGGTAAATAAATGACTTTAAAAGAATTTTTATTAGGTAGAAATATTACAGATATTGAAGAAGTAACAGTTATTGAAGGTCAAGAACCTTTTAAAATTAAACCTGTTACTAATAAACAACTTGACGATATTACCAAACAATGTACAAAAGTAAAAGATGGCGAAGTAATCTTTAATACAAGAAAACAAAATCTTTTATTCATTGTAGATAATTGCGTTGAGCCAGATTTTAGGGACGCTGAATTTTTAAAACAATTAAATTGCGTAGACCCTATGGAAGCAGTAGAAAAAGTTTTAAAAGCTGGCGAAATCGCTACACTCGTTAAGAAAATTTCTGAAATTAGTGGTTTTGATACAGGTATCAATAAAAAAATTAAACTCGCAAAAAACTAATAAAGAAAGATGGCGAGGCTGGATATTGTATGTATGCAGTTTTAAAACTCCGTTGGAAACCAGCGGAGTTCGTCAATCTTTCTGACGAAGAAAAAGCATTTGTTATTGCTTGTATAGATGAACAACTAGAAGCAGATAAAAAAGCTAGTAGAGAAGCCAAAAGGAGGTAAAAACAGTGGCTGAAATACGAAGTAGAATAAGCCTTGAGGACGCAATGAGCGGTCGATTGGGGCAAATATCCAACTCTTTAAATATAATGATTGGACATATGGAAACAGCCAACGCTACAACTAGACAATTAGAAAGTAGCTTAAATAGTGCTATCAGTTCCTCCATTACTAGCTCTATTAGCGGTTTATCTCAAGAAATGCAAAGAGTCGCTCAAAATACAGAGGTAATGTCTACCAATATTGAAAGAGCGTTGACACGTATAAGCAGTGGTGCAAGCAGAGCAACTGAAAACGTAGGAATATTCGGAAGAATGTTTAAAGGCGCTTTCGGTCAATATTTTTTAGCTGAATTGATGAGCGAAGCAGTATGGCGAGTAGCCGAAGCATTATTTCAAGTGCCTGGAGCTGTTATCGATTTAGCTGATGAATTTGCAAGTACGCAAGCCAGAATAGGATTGATAACAGATGACGTACAAGGTTTAAGCGACGCTATTTATCAAGCTTCTTTGCGTTCTCGTGGCTCTTATGCTCAAATGGCAGACACTGTAGCTAAGTTAGGTTTAACAGCTAGAAATGCTTTTAAATCTACAGAAGAAATAGTCCCATTTGTAGAAAATATACAAAAAATGTTTGCTATTGGTGGAACAGGAACAGCACAACAACAGGCTTCACTACTTCAATTAAGGCAAGCGTTAGGTAGTGGCAAGCTACAAGGTGATGAATTTAGGTCTATTGCGGAAAATGCCCCAATGTTAGAACAGATAATATCTAAGTATATGGGTGTTACACAAGGAGAACTAAAAGACCTAGCAAAAGACGGAGAAATAACTGCTAGTATAATGAGAAATGCAATATTAGGTGCTACTGATGAAATAGAAGCTAAGTTCAAAAACATGCCGAGAACATTCGGGCAAAACATGCAACTACTAGGAACTATTGCATTTAACGCATTTACTCCATTTTGGCAACAGTTATCAGCCATAGCAGACTCACCTGCAATGAACCAAATATTTGACGGATTTTATATGGGTGTTACATTAGCAGGTAAAGCACTAGCAGGACTTGTTAATAATATTAGATGGTTCGTTGGTGTGATAGGGCAAGCTTATACAGCTACTAAAGATTTTATAAATCCATTTGTCGGCGGTCTTTTGACTACCATAGGGCTACTTGCTATATTTAAAACTTCTTTAATTGCTGTTAGTGCAATAAGTTTTCTTTCTGGTGGTATTAGAACGCTAATAACAATGATACAATTATTGCCTACCGCAATATCATTGATAAGAAGTTTAGGATTAGCACAAGCCTTGGCTTCTATGTCTGCTTTGGAAATGTGGGGTTCTTTGATACTACCAATAGGCTTAGTATTGGGTGCTATATATCTAATTGTTGACGCTTTTGGAGCTTGGCAAACTGTAGCAGAATACGCATTATCTTTTCTTATAGGTGCATTAATGACTGCTTTTTATACTGTTACTGTGCTAGCTGGTGCTTGGCTAGTTTGGAACGGATTAAAATTTATAGGTACTTTATATGAACTAGCTTATGCTGGCGTTGTTCTAGTTACAAATAGTTATTTAGCAGTTATGTATATTAGAACGTTGGCTGTAGCAGGTGCGCAGGCTGTTTTAAATGCTATAATAAGCATGAACCCTTTACCATTTCTTATAGGGTTAATATTTGTTGTAATTAGTGCTTTTGTTGGCTGGCAAGTAGCAAGCAATGGTTTAAGAAATACATTGGTTAGTGTATTTTCAGAAATAGCAAGTGCAATAGCAAGTGCAATAAACTTTATAATAGATAAAATAAACGGCCTTATAAGTGCCTTTAATGCTGTTAAAAGCGCTTCTAATGAGATATTCGGAACAGGCTTTTCCACAACAGGCGAAATATCTTGGAGAGCTGATACTTACGCTTGGAAATCTGCTGGAGCTAGTTTTGGCAATAGTGTTGCTGATTTTATAGAAAACCCTATGGGGTCTATACAAGAAGCTATGGGAAATGTTATGCCTTCTAGTGTAATGAGTGGTGCTGGTGGTTATGATTTCGGAGCGATACCACCAATGGATAGTTTAGGCGGTGCAGGAAAAGAAGGAAAAGCGCCTAAGCCTGTAAAAGTTAAAGGTGGAAAACTAGACAAAGACCAACAAATAACACTAGCAGAAGAAAATTTGCAGTTAATAACAGACCTAGCGAGAAAAGAAGTAATATTAAATTATCAACAACTTACCCCACAGGTAACAATTACAATGGGTGATATAAGAGAAACGGCAGATGTTGATACTGTTATAGATAGATTAGAAACACGATTAACCGAACTTTACGACGGCAGTTTGCAAGGTGGTGTTTAAATGGGATTTATAGGGAATATAGGCAACATAGGAAACACTGTCGAAGGCTTAGGAAATAGCTTGAGCGGTTTAGGTAGTAATATCGGCAATACAATATTAAGTGCTATAGGCGGAGCAGGTACTTCAATAGTAAATATGTATATCGGTTCAAAGTCGGAAATTGATATATATTTCGAAAGTGAGCTAGTCTCTATTAAAATACCTGTAAATCCTGCCGACTTGACAATACCTTATAAGTATGCTAATAAGACAGAGGAAATAGTGGCACTAGGTGAGATTAATGTTTTAGGAAATCCAAAACTTGCAGATATAACAATAGAAAGTTATTTTCCTAAGCAGGGACTATTACAATTTATAAATGGTCAAGGAATTAATTATCCTCCAGAATATTTTTTTGGCTTCTTTAAGGATACAGCAGATAATAAAAAAATCATGAAGATGACAGTTACTAGACTAGATATATCTATGTTGGTATCTATAGAAAGTATTGAGCGTAAGAACGAAGCTGGCGACCATGACGATATATATTATACTTTAAAAATAAAAGAGTTCAAACCTTTCGGTGCGGTTAAATTAGATTTTGAAAAAGACAAAAACGGAAATATTAAAACAGCAGATGATGGCTCTTGGATTGTGAAAAGTCAAAACGTTGTTAAACAAAATGATGACATATTGACTGGTGAAAAAGTTATTCCTAGCGAGGTAAAATCCACAGAGGATAATCTTGCAACGGCAAGCAGAAAATATACAGGCGGTTTTGATAACTGGAAAGACATATATCAAGCCAACAAAGATACTTTAGGGGACGGATTGGGCGACTATATAGGATATAGTTTAAAAATACCTAGCGATATAAGAACGGCAGTTAAGAATAACACAGATTGGAGAATGTAAAATGCTACAGATGTTACTACAAAATAGCGAAAATGGCGACGTATTTGATATAACGTCTGTAGTGTCAGATATTCAGATAACTACAGAGATTGAAGGTCAAGCAGGAAAGCTGACCTTCTTTACTCTAAAGGATGATGTTTTAAAAATATCTAGTGGTAGCAGATTACAAGTTAAATGGGGAGATAAAGGGATATTCTTTGGATATGTCTTTAATACCCAAACGGATAAAAAAGGGAATATAAAAGTAACAGCTTACGACCAGTTAAGATATCTTAAAAACACAGATTTTTATATCAATAAAGGTGAAACATTAGCACAGACGTTTGAAAAAGAATGTACTAAATTTAACCTACAATACAGTATAGAAGAAGATAGTCAATATATCGTACCACCTAAGTTGTTTGATGGGAAAAGCATATATGATATACTTAAATATTCTGTAGAAGCTAACTTAAGAGGTAAAAAGAAGTATTATATAATTTATGATGACTACGGAACTATAAAGCTTAATAACATTGAAAACTTAAGAACAGGTTATGTTATCGGTGATTACTCTATGGCAACAGATTATAGATATAGTAAATCTATAGATAAAGATACTTACAATCAGATTTTACTATTTACAGAAAGTAAAGATGATAGCGGACGTATTATTTCCAATCAGCAGATAGCAAAAGATAGCGATAATCAGAAGCGGTGGGGTGTTCTTCAATTAGCTAAAAAAGTTAATGAAAAAGCAACTCAAGAAGAAATTACAGACTTTGCGAAAAACTTATTAAGTCTATACAACAGAGAAAGAGAAACATTGACTATAAACGTAATAGCAATACCGAATGATAATGATGTATGGGATATAAGAGCAGGGGCAGGAATATTTATTGATATATCTTCTGCATTAGGTGATATAGGTAAAACAAAAACAACAGATAACCAAGGAAAAGAAGCAACTAAAAGAGAAATGTATATAATAAGTAGATGTACGCACGCTCTTAAAAATGAAAACTATCATACAATTAGACTTGATATAATAAAAGAAACTATGACACCACAAGAAAAGGCAGGTGTATAAGTTGAACATTATTGATATAATGAGAAAAGTTGCAGATGATAAAAATCCACAGGCTGACAAAACTGGAATTGTTTTTGCTACTATTACAAGTGTAAATCCTATAGAAATATTGGTTGACGGATACACAGAAAGCATACCACAAGATTTTATTATACTTAGTCCATTCTGTAGAAGATATGTTTTACCAAAACCACATAAACACAATGATATAGCACCAGATACACCACAAACAGATACAGAAACAGACGAAATTGAAGTATGGAGAGATATTCAAGCTGGTGATAGAGTTATTTGTCAAAAAACAAACGAAGGGCAAACTTATTATATTTTGCAACGTGTTGAAATGGAGGGATTTAGATGATACCAGAAATACAAAATATTACATTCCCTAGACAAACAGCACAGCCTTCTAAAACATACAAAATTGATACAGTTAGTGGTAGATTGGTAAGCAAAATAGACGGAAAAGAAGCCATAAGGCAAGCGGTAGATAAAATATTAATAACCGAACGTTACGCATGGTTGATATATGATTGGAATTATGGTATTGGTCTTGATAAATATATTGGAAAAGATTTTGCTTACATAAAAGCAGATATAAAGAAAAACGCTGAAAATGCCATATTATATGATGATAGAGTTTTATCTATAAATAGTGTTGATGTTATTAAAATCGGTATAGATAGTATGTATATAAGATATAACATTAGTACGACAGACGGAGAAATAACAAGTACAGTAAAAATAGCAGGGGAGGAATGATTTTTGGCTTATGAATGGGAATATCTTGACAGTAGTCAATACACGTTTGACGGCTTAATGCAACAATGTTTAGCACGTATTCCAGATGATTTTGATAAGCGTCAAGGTTCAGTAATCTATGATGCTATAGCGCCTTGTATCGTAGAAATAGCTAAAAACTACCAACAATTACAGCTATTCTATATGAATACGTATTTAATGACAGCTAGTGGCAACAGCCTTGATTATAGGTGTTATGATTACGGAATAGATAGATTACAACCAACTTATGCTGAAAGAATTGCTAAATGTTTAGATAAAGACGCACAACCAACAGATATTGAAATTGGCACAA